GAACTAATTGAAAGATTTTCTCCAACTGCCTCTACGATTTCTCTAATTCTTGTGTCGAAAACATCTTTTGTCCACATATAACTAAGTACAGTTTCTGAAAGTTGATTTGCATAATCTTCTAATTCTGTATTACTTAATGATTCTACTTTAACTTTAGGAAGACCTAATGCTTCTGTATCTTTTTCACTTGAAAGTAATACTGACCTTTGTATTGCAGCATAAACCCATCTAATTCTAAACCAGCCACTTCCTGCATGAGGATATTCAGGACATAAAATACTCCAATACTTTCCACAAGCTTCAAAAACATCAGTTTCAGTTTTTAACTGCTTTGCCTCTTTAATACTCTTTGCACCGAAATAATCTACAGGCCATGATAATTTATTTCTATTTACCCATGGCTTATGATTTACAAGAGAAGCCAACATATGTTTTCTTTCTTTAATTTGAGAAGTATATGTTGTTGAAATATTCCAATTCTCTAGGACATAAGGAGTAAGGTCTATATTATAAATATTTTTACTACCAATAATATCTCTAACAAGTTGTTTATTACCCCAATCGAATGCCGGTATAATGGCGTCATATTTTGCATCTACCATGTCTTGTATAACCTGTCTTGCAACATCTTTATTAAAGTGTTGATTATCAACTCCACCATAAAAGTGTCTCCCGTCACTCCATTTCTTTGCTATAGTCTTTTCGTAAGTTTCATCATCTAACATTGATTTAAATGATTTCATAGTACCGTCAATTTTCCAATCTTCATGAAAAACTAAAACATTATCACATTCATTAATTGCATATAATGCGTTAAAGATTTCACCTGAATAATTGTTAGAACCAAATTGACCAAGGCCTACAATAGCAAGTCCATATTCTGAAAGATCATCTCCCCATTTAACTTTCTTTCTGTCTACTGTGTAACCTTGTTTTCTTAATGAATTACAGATAATACTACTATCATCTATTCTTTTAACTCTAGCTCTTTTCCAAGCTTCATCGTCTGTTTGTTTGGCCGTACAGCCTGTAAATAATATTTTCATTCTTTTTCGTTTAAGTAATTGTCTAATGCTCCAATATATGCGACTGCATCTAGGAGGTTATCTCTTTTATGATTGTAACTTTCTCTTGAAAATTTAAGTGCGATTAAGGCAATGTACATTTCTCTGCCTGTAACTTCTAAGCCAGTCATGCCATTGAAAATAGATGCTGCTCTATCCATACCCTCACTGAAAGGGCCATATTGTCTTTCTTTTTCTTCGCTTCTATGATTGATAATTTGATCTGCTTCTTCTAGTATACTTTTCATATAGTTATTTTAAAACTTATATACTAAAAAAGGAGATTGTTTCATACAATCTCCTTTAAATTACTAATTAGTTATTAACTTTTTAATGATACCTTCCTAATATTAAACTACAAAAGGTGTTGTTTTAATGTCAAACTTTTTAATGTCATTAACGCTTATCATAATTGATAAATGAGTAGGGGTACTGTAACCATCGTATTGACAAACTACCTTTGCTCCATTTAATGTACCTGTAACATAGTCTGCTCCTGAATCTAATTCATGGTCTTTCTTGTTTTTAATCTTAGCGATTAAATCATTATAAATGTCTGTTAATTCTTTTCCAGCAGGATGATTAGCCCAATGGTCTCCTCCAACTATTTCAACTATTTGGTCTGTTCCAAGAAAGTCTGTTATAAATTTAAAGTTTGCATCTATATCTTCTTCTTCAAAATCACCGGAGGCCATGTCATAATGGGTTTGTTTAAATTTTTTAGCCATTTTTTTAAGTTCTGCTGGCGTTGTAACCATTATATCATTTTCATTGATAAATTCTTCGAATAATTTTATATTTTTCATAACTTTGTTTTTTTAATTTTTTAAACCTCTGCAACCTTTAAGTCTCTTTCACCATAAGAAGCCATCATCCATTGTTTTGATCTTTCATCCCATAAATAAACGTATTCTGCACCTCCATCATCTTCCACATCTGATAAATAATTTGCAATTGTTGCAACATTACCAGTTGATTGAGAATCTCTATCATCTTTATAAAAGTTAATTTTCTTAGGATTTACTTCAAGACCTGAACCACTTCCTTGTGAAAGTACATAATCTACATTTTTTCCACCTTTATAACCTTTTCTTAAAATAGGTAATACGTTTTCTGGATAACCATCATAATGCATATAAACTGAAGTTATATTTCCTTTTTTATCAATTTTTCCAAATTGAGAACGAGTACCTTCGTTTATTTCTTTTGACTCATTAATAAAGTCGTTAAAATTCTTAATATTGTTCATCTTGTGATTTTATTTTTAATATTATATTATATATCAAATTAAAATACAATTGTTTCTGACTTTGGGTACATTGCACATTTATGATAAATTTTCATAATTCTACTTGCTAAATCACTTGGACATTCTAATGCATTCAATTGAAGTTTCTCATATAAATAACCATCAAATAAACCATATAGTTTGTTTTCAATAGATCTTCTTAATTTTTTATCTATTTGTTCATCGTAGTTTATTAAATCATTAATTAAGTTCATGATTTCTTTTCTAGTTTCTGAATTCATTGATTCATGTCTGTTAAAATTTGTATAGCTCATCTAGTTTAAGTTTTAATTATAATATAAATATAACTATTTCCGGTGACCCGTGAAAATTTTTAGGCAACTTTTTTTCAATAGTTATTAACAATTTTGCAAAAAAAAATCCAGGACTTGCCTGGATTTTTAATATTATAACTTTTTATTCTAACTTTGATCTTTAGCTATGTCATTAGCTTGAGCTCTAAACTGATTCATCATGTTTTTAGATTTCAATCCTAAATCATCTAATGCCTCTTTGCCAAACTTTTTTTCCAGCTCTTTATTACTGCTTTTTAGAACTTGCATAAATTTTTTATATTTAGCAGTTTTCTTTCTGTATTTTGCAAATGCATTATCAACGTCATCTGGGTCAGCCTCGTCCATTGCTGCCATAACCTTATCAAGAGTATCTAAGTTATCAATTGCTTTATCAAATAAACCTTGAACATCGGTGTTTTGAATTTGATCTATCATCTTATCGATTTCTTGTTCTTCTCTTGTTGTTTCTTTTCCATTTAATCTTGAAAAAAATCCTTCAGTTACTTTAGCCAAACCAACATAATCTTTAGCATATTGTTTCAACATTCTTTCGTTATAATATTCTTCTAATTTGTCTAAGAAAGCCTCATGTGAATAGTCCATTCCTGGAGTTAAATATTCTCCCATATATTTTCCATGAGGAGAATTTAAAAAACCAAGTGCTTGTTTTTCTGACATGCCTTTATCTTGTAAAACTTCTATTGCAGCATCATATGCTTTTTGAATGTCTCTGTTATTTAGATCTGACATTTCTTCAAGAAAAGCAACATAGCCTAAACTTTTTCTGGCGTTTTTTGCATTTGCTTCATTTATAAATCCACTAAAAGTAGTATGTACCATTTCTTCTTTTCTATTTTTAAGATATTCTTCTCTTTCTTTCTTCTTTTTCTTTTGCTCTTTCTTAGCATCTCCTTTACCAGCTGGCACATCTCCACTTCCTACTTCTCCACCTTGTGGAAAGGCAGGATTTCCCATACCTCCAATATTTGCTGGTGTAACGTTTTCGTTCATTACCAAGCTAAGTTTCTTTTCTTAAGTTTAGCTAATTTATCTTTAATTCTCTTTGCATATTCCTCAGATTCTTTTTGAGAATATCTAGCTTCCCATTCAAATTCTTTAGAATCTTTACCATATTTAGCTTCAGCCTCTTCAATTGTTGCCATATAACCTGACCATCTTTCATAGTCTGAAATTAAACCATTTATAAAATTACTAATGTCATTTAATTTATAAGCTCTACCGTCTGCTCCTACGCCTGCAATAAGTTCTCCGTACTTATTTTTTTCTTGATTTTTTAAACCATCTTTCATAACCTTAGTTGCATCATCAATTGCATCTTCTACTAATTTATCTATTGGTAATTCACTTGCTCTCTTTTGTAGAATTTCTCTATATCTTGCTATGTTTGCATCTTTAAATTCTTTATCAGATTTAAACGCTAATGCACCTTCTTTAGCTTTTACTCTGTCTTCAATTTTTCCTTTAGCATTTGGAAGAGCGTTAGTATTAATTACAAATGCAGCATCTGCAACATCAATTACTCTTTTTACATTATAAATACCGGATGCGTCCCAGCCTCTATACTCTTTATTAATTCCAATATCATTAGATGATTTTCTAGGATCTAGAGTTAAAGACATTGTCATTTTTCTCTTAATATAATCTCTTTTAATATATGCGACGTCTTTTCCCATGCCTAATGCAAGTATTGTATTTGCTGGAATTTTACCAGCAGAATTATATGTAGATTTTGAAGTATCAGCATAAGGGTTGTCTTTTTCTTGAGTTGTATAATAAACAACTAAGCCATCTGCTTTTTTACCTAATTTAGGATCAATATCTATTATTTGATCATCTGTTATTTTGTCTAATTCTATTTTACTAAAGCCGTAAATTGCTTTTAAAATTTGTTTACTACCTCTTTTCATAGTAAGAAGTCCTCTAAGTTTAGAACTCTTTAATGCTTCATTAAGTTCTACAGATTCATTAACGAATTGTTGAAAGCTTGTGTATATCATTTTTTCTTCTATTTTATTTGATTCGTACTGTTGTACCATCGCATAATGCCCTTTAATAAATTTTAAAAAGTTTTCATATGTATCTGGTTGAGTTTTTGGAGTATTGAATGCTTTAAACTTTTCATGTTTAAACACCATTTTTACAAAGTCCTTAACGTCTTTTGCTCTTCTTGCAATACCTGTTAGTTTTGAAGTAAAGCTTTCGTCTAATTTGTAAGATTCTTCGTTAATTGATTCATTTATAAACTCACTGAAGTTTTCATGTATTTTTGATTCTTTCATCGCTTTTGCTTTTGTTTTTAATTCTTTAAATTCGTCTTTACAGCCCGGTTTAATGTATCTATCAAGACCCCAATTAAAAGATGCCATAAATAATTTTTCAAATGGAAGGTCTGAAAATTTCTTACCATATGTTGAGCCTTTTAACCAGTCTAAAAAGCAGCTTGCCATTTCTTTAGAAAGTTTAATACCTTCAACTGCGTTAGTTTCTCCTTTAGTAGTTGATTTTAATAATTTTTCTGCACTTGCTCTAGCTTCAGTAATTGCTGATTCTAAAATATCAAATATATGAAAACCTCCACCTGACATTTTATCTGACCATTCAACATGTTTAAGTTCTACCTTTGGATGAACCTTCTTAATAGAATCAATTACTTTTTGTGGGCTAATTTTATAACCATACTTAATTTCAAGTCTTTTCTTATTAAGCTTAGTAATTTTTGGCTTAGTTCTACCTGTATAATCTATTGATAATTGATATGCAACGTCTGACTTATTTAAACCTTCATCTATTGAAACTGATTCATTATAAGGCATTAATAACTTAGTTATTTCTGCAACATGATGAGAATATGCATTTCTAGCAAAATCAGCATAACTATCATATGTCATTCCTTCATCATTAAACCAATCATCTAATATTTCTTCGAATTTTTTTAAATCTAAACCTTTAAACATTTTAGGATCAATCATATCATACATATCTTCATAATCACTTTGACCTGCTCTAATAGCTTGAGATATTTCTACATACTCTTTAGTCTTTGATATTTTCTTAAGTTCAGCATTACTCATTTTTTCATTAACAGCTGATTCTAAAATATCAGAAGAATCGAATTCATATTCTTCTAACTTATTTATTAGTTCTTTATCGTTCTTAGCCTCGAAGTCATAATCATGCTGTCCACTAACGACTACATAATATCCTCTACCTTTTTTATAAATCTCAGCGTTAGAACCTTGTCCATCTGATGTAGATCCTATATGATCTTTTGAGTCATATGTTCCTTCATTAACTTCTGATTCTGTAACTAAACTATTTAATATTTTAGTTCCATATTTAGAAAGACTTACGCCATCTTCTTCTATTTTAAAAAATCTTTTATTACCTCTTGTCCATTTTGATGGAGCAGAAGAGTGTTGACTAACTATATTATTAAATTCTTCAACTGTTATTTTGCCATCCTTCAATGCTTCGATAATTGCATTTCTAACTCTAGCTGAATTGCCTACAGTTTGGGCAGGGTGATTTTCAGTATATCTTCTTTTAAGAGTTATATTTCTTTCGTTTAAAAATTCTTTAAATGTTGCCATTATTTTTTTATATTTTTATCTATTTTATTATATATCAAATTTTTACTTTAACTTTAATAGTATTTTGAGTGACTTGTGCTATTTTTAATTCTTTAGTATTATCAGGTAATTTTTCCTTATAATAAATACCTTGTATCTTTTTCTTTTCAGATTTTCCTGTAGTTCTAATAAATACAAACTTTTCATCTATATCTCCAAACCCTTTTGCCACTTCTTCTTCGATTTGCCTATAAGTTTTTACATTCGTATTAACATCTTGACTTAAAATCTTATTAATTTCTAAAATTGTTTTTGCGTCACCAATATTACCTATTACATTCCCTTGAAACTTTACGATTATTTCACCTTTTGTACCTTGTTTAAGTTTAAAATCTCTATCAGCTGCTGCTGGTATTGCATCTAGGTCTTCAAAATATTTAAGTAGTGCTGAATATTCTCCTTTTGCTGCACTTATTGCTGCAGCTTGACCAGCCTTTGTAGTAGGGTCTAATTCAGTAATAGAATCCCTAACTGCTAAATATAAATTTCTAATATCCGCAATAGCCTGTGCTCTAATTGCAGCGTGCCTTGCGCCTGTTCTCCAACCTTTTAAAAAACCATCATTTGTTCTTGTAACCTCTTTTAATTCTGCTATTCCAGCACTTAAAAATTTACCCGACTTTGGATCGAATAAGTTTAAGTCTACATCTGCACTACCTCCTCCTATTACTAAGTTTTCAACAAGATATGCCATTAATATTTCACCTGAGCCAATACCTGTTCTTTTTAAATTAAATAATGTATTTGCTGCATTAATGTCTTCACTCATTAATGTAAAAACTTCTTGCATTGTAGAATCATCTATTTCTGTTAAAGTTAATCTCTTTGAAAAAGGAGATTTTCCTTTAAAATAATCTTTGTTAATAAGGTCAAACATTTGTTGCTTTGCCTTTAAATTATTTAAACTTCCTAGTGATTGATACTTACCTATATTTCCTTCTACTAAAAGATCTTCTCTTTTAATAGCTTTATTTAATAATATTTGAAAATCTGTTCGTATGCTCATCTTATTTGCTTTTAAATTCAGAAAATGCTAAAGCTTGTTCTTTATTTTTATATATCTTATTTTTCATTAACAAATTTAGTAGGAATAGTATTACTTGGTCTACCTTCACAGCTCCAACCACCAGAAGAGAACTGAAATTTTAATTTAGCCATTTTTGAAATACCATCTGTTCTATTTACTTCTAATCCATTTGTTTTTGTATACTTATATTGTTCATTAACAAAAAGCTGTTCTGTTACATTATCATTATAAAGATCTTGGTACATATTTCCTAAATTATAATAATTTTCTAAATTCTTTTTTGTAGCTGCTTCGTTAAAATCATCATCACATTTACCAGAATTTTTAATATTATTTAATGCGCTTTCTACGGATTTTTCTCTTCTCTCTTTTAATTTAGGGTCATCTAAATCAAAATCATATTTTTCTGCAATTTCACTTATAGAATTTTCAGCCTTTGAAGAATCTCCATCATATATTTCTGAGTAAATTTTATTTTTATCTGATAATTCTGATAAATCTCCTTTAAGTTCTTTACCTAATATTTTTTTGCCTTTTTTATTTGTGATGTCTTTAAACTCGCTTTGATCTGTTTTAACACCGGAAGCTGAAGCACCTCCTGCTCCTTTTTTAATTGACCTAGCCTCTACTGCATGGTTAATAAGTTGTAGTTTTTTCTGTATTTCTTCTGGCGAATCTTTTTCCCAATCTATTTTTTCTGGTGAAATTGATATTACATCACCTAGAGGATAGTTTGATTTTGCAGGCATGTAAACCTCATTGCCTTTATTTAATTCACTCATATATGTTGTCATTTCTACTACATTCTTTGTAGCACCATCATAAAATGGGTCCTTAAACATTTCTTCAGTAATTCTATGAAGTTCTTTGTCGTATTCTTTTTGGTCTTTAATATCTTTAAGACCTTTTAAATCATCTATAACCTTTTGTTGAGTCGGCGTCGGTTTTCTACCAGTCTTTTTAAATTGAGCTTCAAACCCTTCTGCAATTTTGTCAGAAGTTGCATCTTTTAGTTTTTTTCTATTTTCTGGAGTATTTGGTGGTGTTCCTGGAACAGGTTCAACGATTTCTAGCCCTCCATCTTTAAATGCATCTTGGGCCTTTTCTATGATTTTGTTTCTTCTAAGCAATGTCTTTTTTGCAAGTTTAGCTTTTTCTTTATCTCCTCCGTAAGCTTTTAAAAGTACTTCATCTGATGGAATTTTTGATTTTTCTATTTTACTTTTTCCAAGTGTCATTCCATCTTTAGTAACTTTAGTTTCTATTTTAGATATTTTATCTTTTTCAAAAAGTTTAGTTATCATCATATCTCCGCTACTAATCTTTCCGCCTTCTGGTTTTATTTTATCAAAACCATATTCTTCCATTGCTTTTTGCATTTCTTTTGGAGACCCTTTTTGTTTTGGGTCTACTAAGGCCTTTCTATCTAAGCCTGTAAGAGATGGATCTAAATACATTTTTTTCTGTTTAGCGGTAGCACTATTCATAAAAATGAGACCTTTACTATTTAGGTCTTCTATTGCTTTTAATTTATTTTCCATGGAAGAATCAGGATTATTAAAGACCTCCATTGCCTGTAGTACTGATTCTGCGTTTTCTTTTTGGACCGGGTCTTTAATATCTTTAATGGCATCTTCTACTCTATTAAGAGTTTTTTCCATTTTTGGACTTGATGTCTTCTTTTCTTTATCAACATCTCCAGCTTGCATTTTCTTACCATCAATTGTAACCTTTGTAGTATCTCTTATTTTGTGGTCGTCTGCATATTCTTTAAATTCCTCTTTGTCATCAAAGTCAAGTTCGTTTAAAACTGCCCTTTTTTCAGATTCTATCTTATTCAATAATATTTGAAAGTTAGTTCGGATGCTCACTTTATTTGCTTTTAAATTCTGAAAATGTTAAAACTTGTTCTTGTAGTTCAACACTTTCTTCCATTGTTTGTTTTAATAATTTATACATTTTGTGCATAGATTTTGGAGTCATGGACTTATATGTCTTTTCGTCTCCATCTAATAAAGCGTTTCTTACCTTTGTTGCACTAATGTTATCGTCTGTCCTTGGAATTTCTTCTAATCTGAAGCTATCTTCAACTCCTAATTCTCCTCTATATTTTGGGTTATTAACTTGATAGCCATATGTTTTCATTCTATCACTACCTGTTCCCCATAATACAGGTTCATACTTAGGTCTCATAGCATTAAACATTTTGTCAATTGCTGCAGTATCTATAACGTACACTGTCTCAATAGGATATTCCTTCATCACGTGTTTTATCATATTTACCTGCATCGTTTCATCAAATGGTCTTTTAAAACTGTCTTCTTTCTTTTTTGTTTTAGCTTTAACTAAAAATATAACAGTTGGAAGTCCATTTTGTTTATGTAAATGTTCAACAACTTTAACATGTCCTAATGTAAATGGCTGAAACCTACCAACAAACATATTAACTTCTTTAGCTCCTCTTTCAGGATGGTTTACTTTTAAACCTTCGTTAATTGGATTTGTTTGTCCTTTAAGTGTATCGTTAATTTTAAAAGTTTTAAAATCCATTACACCGTCTTCCTCTACTTTTTCGTAAATTCTTGCTTCAATCTTTTCTATAATACTATTTAGACTATTAAATGTATCTCCTGCTAAAACTCCATTTTCTTTCTGTCTTTTCTTTCTAAAAGTACCTAATGTAATTTTTAATAATTCTGCAACTTCTCTTGATTCATTAACAAGTCTAATAGTTTCTTGATTTGTTATCATTTTTGGGTTTAAATCAAACTCTTCATTATTTGCAAACTCTGCACTATCAAAATTCATACCAATAAAACTTGCTCCATTGTCTTTTATAAATGAATTAAAACCCGCTGTCATTAATTCTAAATATCTCTCATCAACTTCTTTACTTTCAAGTTGTATTTCACTAAAATCAAATGCATTAAAATATTCAATAAGTTTTACTACTGTAATTTGATATGCATCTGAACTCTTTCTTTCTTCTTGTTCTTTAATTTCTTTTAATGGACTCTGTAGTTTAAAGTTCTTTAATGATTTGCCTTCTACGAAACTTACAACTAAACCATCAATGTCTTTATGAATATCATTATTTAACATTGACTTATGTATAGACTCATTAAATGTTGTAAATGCTCTATAAGAAAAACCAAAGTCTTGTAGTTCTATCTTTGCCTGTTCTCCTTGTAAACTTAATATATTAACTAGTTTTTCTTTTTGATAGTCTGATAATGTGCCTTCAAAAACAACTTCAGGAGATTGAACTTCTAAAAGGTTTGCCCATTTTTCTAAAATTCTAGGATCTCTAATTACTTTTTTAATCTGAGTTCTATCTTCATTTAACACTTGAATATGTGTCAGTATAAGACTATTTTTTGGAAGTGTATCATATTCAATGTCTACTGTTTTTTCGCTAACCATATAATCAAATCCAAATTTCCAATCACTTGGCATTTGTTGAATTGTCTCATCTAATAATGCGTTAAAGTGGCCTATACCTTTTTCATAGTAAGAAACTATTGTTCTATCTATTTTATTAAGTGGCTGCTTATTACCTGATTTATAAAACTGCAAGAGTCTGTCTTCTCTTCTCGCATGTAGGCTACTTGCTTGAATCTTTTCAGTAACTAAACATTTCTGTGCTAAAAGATTATTAAAATCCTCTTTTTCAACTGACTCATAATATGTTCTTAAATCTTGTAATGCCATGTCTTATTTTTTATAAATAGTTTTTCCAATTTTTCTCTGCTTCTAATGCTTCTAATTCAAAAGGGTGGTTTGAATATTCATAACCTGCATCATATAATTTTTTAAATTCTTTTTGATCTTGAATGGTGTGAGTATGTTCATGTAAAAGAGATCTGATTATTTGTTCAGGTGTATTTGTAACATCTGAATAGATATAAATTATATCTGCATCTGGATCATATTGTGCATTTGGATTTCCTTGCTCTTCAATTAAATCTTCAACTGCAACTGCTCCTATTCTATCCCATATATTTTCATAGACTTCAACCTTTTTAGCTTTACCACCTAAATCTTTAACTATTTGTGGATATACTTTTTTAATTATAGATTCTATCTTTCTATGAGATAGTCCTTCATTAATAAAATCTTCAAATAGTTTTATATTTTTCATAATATATTTATCTTCCGTATTTTATGATGCCCATAAGCTGATTAATTGCAGCAAATGTACCTGTAAGTTTCATAATCTTACCTTTATATTTAAAGACTATTCCCTCAGTTGGTACAATACCTTCGATACCTCCAATACTTTCTAATCTTTCTAATTCAGCTTCGATTTTAGCAACTTGCTTTAAGTCACCGTTAAGTTTAACGTCAGCCGCTGCCTTTCTAATTTTAGCATGTAAGTTTTTCTTTTCTAAATCAGGATTTGCAGCAACAAAATTACTTGCATTTAATAATACATCTTTTCCTAACTCTAAAAATAAGTTTTCAAATGGTAAAATATTCTGCTTATACTTTTTACCTTTTATCTTATCAAACTCTTTGATTTTTTTCATTTGTTCAGGAGTAGCAATCTTTTTCATAGCAACCATATTCATAGTTTGCTTGTCATTGTATGCCCATCTTAAAAATAAACCTTCTTTTAAATCACTTGAAATATCTGCAAAATCTTTTTCAATTTCTCTTCTCCACCATGCTTCATGATACATTTTAACTTCGTCACCGTCTGATAAATTAAACTCATCTCTTAAGTCATTTAATTTACTATGATAATAACTTTGTCTTTTTTCAAAATCTATGTTTTTTTGAAGTTTAAGTATTTGTGGAGGAATAATTGTAAATGTCTTTTGTACATCTGCCTCTATGCCTTTAATAATTCTTGCAAGCTTTGCGCCTGTTTGTTGTGACATATTAACTATATTACCTTTACCGTCTGTTTCAGCCATGCCGTGAAATTGTATAACATCTCTGTCATAGTTAATTACATTTGGATTCTTAGAGTAAATTAACTCCATGTTAAGAAAGTTTTGACCATTATTAAATTCATGATGATCGCTTAAACTTAATAATGCTGCTTCTAAATCTGTTGCAGCAAGAATAAATGTATCTTCAACTAGTTTTGATGCATGGCCCGTGAACATTTTAATAACTCCATCTAAGGATACTGGTGCTTGTAGTTGTCCTTTATTTCTTGAGAAAAGAACTTGACCATCTCTTACTGTAACAAAGAAGTTTTGACCATCTGTTTTTTCAGTAGGACCTTCTTCAAAATGTATTTCACCTTGTAGAGCATTTGTAACAATGGTTTTAAAATCTTGGAAAGTTAAATCATTATAGTCAAAGGGATGAGGCATGTGGCCTGCAGCTCCTCCTTCTAAAATCAAATTACCCTCTACTATCTGAGCCTTTTCGACTAGAAATTGTTCGTAAGTTAATAACATGTTTATATTTTATTTTTATCCTAAAGATGATTGTAACATTCCTACAGCAGCTCCATAGTCTCCATCAGCTTTCTTTAACATTCCTTCAGCAGCTTCTTTAGCTTTAGCCTCGTCAAAATCATCACCGAATGCTTTTTTATACATTGTCATAGCCATCTCCATAAAATCTTCATCAGACTTAACTTCAGCTTCTTCAACTTTAGATTCTTCTAGTACATCTGCCTTTACGATTAAGTAATAAGGACCTCTACTAGAACCTACTACTCTACCTTGATCGGAATTAATAACCGTTGAATCAGGTACAGATATAACATTTGATTTATTTTCATCAATCCATTTAGCTCTAGTAGTGGAGCTATTAAAAGATATTAATGGATTACCATCTACTGTTTTTTGTGTATTTACATATTTAGCTCTAGCTTCAGTAACTGTTGATTCTTCTATAACCACTGATTCGAATTTCATTTTATCAAGTGCAATATTCATCGCAGCCATTTCGTATGGTTCAGTATCATTTTCATAGTCTACAAGAGCCATAGCTCCTCCCATTGTAAATTCGATAATTTTAAATCTACCAGGAAACCTTACGTTTTCACCATAAACAGTTTCTCCTTTTTCAATAGCCTTCATAGCCTTTTTAATTTTAGGATGAACTCCTTCGTTTAATTCTCCTTCTTCAACTGATTCTTTTACTTTATAAGTTTCTCCACCTACTGTAAATTCATCTTCACCTTTTTCTTTAGCATCTTTAACAGCTGCTCCAAATGCATTACCTTCAGTTTCTACCTCATCAGTTTCTCCAACTAATTTAGCAAAAAACTCAGTTCTTTGTTCTTCAGCTATTTCAGCAACGGTAGATACTTCATACTCTGCTAATAAGTCAGCAAATCTTTGAGCTTCAGAAGTTCTCTTTGTAGTTGCTTCTTCTTTTAGTTTAGTTTCCATTGCTGCTTTTCTAGTTTCAGAAAATGTAGCAAATGATTGAATTTGTGTTTCCATTTTTATTGTATTTTTTTATTACTATATTATAATTATATATCACCTTAAATATCACTCAAATTGAAATTTCTTTACACTGTACTCGAATTGCTGTTCTTTGTATATTGACTGCCTTGCCTTGGAGTGTTTCATTAAATAATTACTCCATTCTGTAGTGGCCAAATCATCTACAAAGTCTATAATAAGAACACTGCTTTTAGAGTGATGTTGTCTTAATCCTCTACCGATTGACTGTCTAATTATAACCTCAGACTTAAAACTTTCCGTAAAGAAAATATTGTGAATTTTTTTAATTGATATACCTGTAGAGAATGTACCATAACTTGCAACAATTGCAACCTCATCGCCTGCTTCCATCTTTTTCTTATACTCTTCTCTAATATCTTTGTCTGTGCCGCCATCTACATAATAGACTGCTTTATCGCTTTCTTGTCTAAGTTTTTCATAAACCTTTTTTCCATGTTCAATCCTATGAAAAAGTACAAGACTATTTCTTGGTATTTTACCAATAACCTTACATATAAAATTTAATCTTGGTTCTGAATTAATTATGTAGTTTTGTTCTAATTGAAATAAGTCCTTGTTTTCATATCTGTTTTGAGCCATTTCTGTAAAGGCATTCTTAGCACTTTCAGGTGCATAATCCATTTCAATTACTTTAACCTTACAATTTGCTATATACCCCTCTTGTTGTAAGAAACTAGCACTCACCTCACTGATTAGTGGACCTGTATAAGCCATCAATGTTAAACGATCTAATGTGCCGTCTTTAGGAATTGTACCTGAAAGACCATATCTATATTCTGCATTTACACATTTCTGTAAGATTGTTTTAATAGATTGGCTTTTCATTTTGTGACACTCATCAATTATAACAGCATCGAACTGATCAAAATATTCTTGCTTCTTTTTAACGAGAGATTGATATGTACCTATCACTACATTTCTACCATCTCTAATCTTTTTACCACTAAATATTTGTTGAATTTTTATATTAACTCTATTTGCATAATTATAGTCTGAAAAATCTTCAGTTGCTTGAACAACCAATGAAACATTAGGTACTATAAATAAAATCTTTTTTGCCTTCTCTTGTTCTAACAAATAAGCTACCGTAAGGAAACTAATTAATGTCTTGCCTGCTGATGTGGCAAGTTCGCTAAGACACTTTCTAAACTTAAGGATATTATACGCAGCTTCGATTTGATAGTCCCTAGGAGTTATCTCTGAACCTTCAAAGAAGGCCAAAGCCCACTTCTCAAAATAAGATGCTGTAACATTCTTATCAAACAGCTCTTTAACGCCATTGATATTAAGTTCAAATCTATATTCTTTACAAACATTATAAACATATCTCCATAAACCTGCCGGAATCCACTTATTATCTTTAAAATATGAAATGTACCCATCCCATATTCCTTTTTTTACTAGAGGATTAAATCTCCAGCTGTCGATTCTTTTAGTTAGTGATATGTTTAGTTGTTCAAGTTCAAGCTCAGATGCTTCATCAACTCTTAAATATTGTTTATTCTCTGTGAGAGTAAGCTCCATTCATTCAACATAATTTTTAAACGAGATCTTTAATTGCAAGTCTATTACGTACTGCAAATCCCATATTATCGAGAGTCTTTATTGATTCTCTATAAAATTCAACTTGATTTTCTAACTGAGATAAAATCATTTTATCATCTGCTAATTCAGCTTCTAGAAATTGTGCTTTTATTTTATCAGTTAATTTATAATCATAGTTGTAATATCTTATCCAGGCCTCTTTCCATTTAATGTCAACTTGTTTTTTCTGCTCTTTTGTTTTAAGCTGCACATACATTAACTGTTCTACCATTAATTGTCTTGTATGTAAAATATCACCGATAACAATTTCCATTCCACTTAATGTCTTAATACCATGTGCAAGTGCAGTTATCTTTTTAGTCCATCTTTCTCTCTGCAATCCTAACTTTTCATCTAACTTTAATATCTTGCTTGCCTTTGTGTCTTTTTGTTGTTCCATTAAAATAGTCCTTTCTTATTACTTTTTATAAACTTCGACGTAGTCAATTTCTTTTTAAATTTAGGCTGACTCATCTTAATACCTTTACCTTCAAAATCTTCTTTGTTAAATTTAAAATCTAACATTTTCTTTAAATTTTTAAACCTGTTTTTATCTCTATAAAACTTGTCTAATTCCTCATCCATATCTATATCAAACATATCTCATATCAAGTTTATCGTTAGTAAAATAATCGTCTAACTCTGACAGAGATATTTTTATTTTTTCATTATAACAAACCTTTACAAGGTCGTTTAAATCTTTTATAGTATATTTATCCATTTTTTTATCCTTTAGATATTTAGTCCACATAAATACCTTTTTACCTGATTTAAGTTTTTCAATGGATTTTTTAAGGCCGGCTTCATCATTATCTAACATATATCGACTACTATCAATATAGTCTAATTTAGTAGTATCTCTTCCAACTGTACATAATGCGATTGAGTTTCTCATAAACATTGCGTCCAATGGGCCTTCGAATATTGTAACTGGGTTTTGGAAATTTACACGTAATGCACCAAACAAAGTAGATACGTTATTAAATTGGTGACGAGTTTCATCATCCATTTCAAATGGCTTATTTAATAAGGCTTCATGTATTTTACTTAAATCGTAAGTTAAATATCTTGAACCTTTTCCTTGCATTCTTCTACACTGTGCTCCTATTATCTTACCATCTATTGATTTATTTAATATCCAAAGTCTTTTATCTTTAGGATTAAATAAAAAGCTATCTAATTTTTTATGTAGGAGTCTTTCTTTTAATTTAAACCATATCCAATCTCCTATTTGAATTGGTTTTGCTCCAGTTGCTTTTGAAAAGTCTTCTATACTTACTGATAGTTCTAATATTTTTTCATATACAAAAGGCTTAAACTTTTCAGAGGTATCTATGTTTATTTTATTATTTTTGACATAATCTATTAATGCAATGGCATCCATTTTATCTGGTAACCTTACTCCAAAGTCTTTTAAAAAATAATAAACATTAGTGTGATATTCACAGTTAAAGCAATGATATTGCAGCGAGCTCCAAAACACGTTACCTCTTTTTGCAGAGTCGTCTCTGCTTGAATCACCACAATAGGGACATGCCAGATTTAATCTATCTGACATATCCTTTATCATGTGTTTATTGTGATTAGAATGAGATTTTACTACTACTTCTTTTACTAGTACTTTAATCTTTTCCTTTAGTTCTAATGTTATTTTTGTATTAGAGTTCGAGATCATTCAAAAAAGATTCTAAATCATCACCGCCAGCTGGTGTAGCTTCCTTTTCAGCTTTAGGAGTTGAAGTAGGCTTTTCAGCTTTAGGAGTTGAAGTAGGCTTTTCAGCTTTAGGAGCTGGAGTGCTTGCTTCAAACTGATTAGTTACAGCATCCATTGCATCACCAGGATTTAAATACATTTTAATTACGCTATTTACGAAATTTCTTGTTTCTTCATCCCATGGTCTATATTCAAATGCTCCTAATGAAGGTGCTCCTTCTAGTTCAGTTTTAATAGCTGCCATATCTTCTTTAGTTCTTTCAGCCGCTTTACCGTTAATTGTAACAGCAGATGTTGAAGATGAGAATTTAGAAGTATCGTAATTATTATAATCATTTTGTCTTGTAATTACTAACTCAAAGTTTTTACCTTCAAATAAATCAAATACTTGAGTTGGCTCACCAAAATTAGGCTTTAATTCAGCATCAATTTTTTCTTTGATTTTGTAACCGAACTTAAATACTTTATAAGTACCTTCTAATTCAGGTTGTTGAGGGTCTTTGATAATTTTTACAAGAGCAACATAAGATTCTCTTCTTTTTAATTTATCAGACGCTTTTCTATCAACTGCGCTTTCTGATTTTCTTAATCTAAAAAATGCATCAGAAACTGGACAGTGTTCACCAATTGTACTTGGAGAATCAACTAACTTAGACTCACCATTTGGTCCTGTTAGCCAGTTTACATATTTTTTGATTAATGAATTTCTTGGGTTTTCAATATTAGGAACGAATCTAATTAATGCTTTATACGTTCCGTCTTTGCCGTCATCGGCAGAAGGCTTATACATCATGTTTCCAGTTGTATTTACCTCTTGTTCATGTGTGTTGATGTCTTCGACACCAATGCTAAAAATGTTAAAATCTTCCATAACTTTAATTTACTTTTAATCTTTAATTTACTTTAATTTACCGTTTATACTTTAAACTTATAATATTATATAGTCAACTTTAAAATAGTTTCATAATATGAACCTTGTTTGCGCGTCTAACCGACTTAGTTTGTGCTATTGCACCTATGTTTGCTTCAGACAGGGTCCGATAATTAGTGTTCAAATATGAACTTAGTTTATCGTTTTCCATATACAATATTATATATCTCTATTTAGAATAGTTTCAACCAAATAGACTAAAAAACTTTTTTTAATTTTTTTTTATATTTTCTGAAACAAAAGAGAGAACGGGCTATATAACTTAAGTATTTAAGCCTCAGGGAAGATTAGGTTCTAAGGTTCTCATTAAGGAGTTTAAGTAGAAAGCGTCTACAAGATCATCAAAGGGCTTTGGGATAGATTTACCGAATTCAACAGTTTTAGCGAACTTCCAGAAATTTGTCTCCTCGAGAAAATTTTCACCTGTAGAATTATTTATAAAAACTTCCCATAAAGCAAGCTTATTCATATTGCCTTTACCCGCATGTTTCTTAATTGTTGAAGGAGCAATTGTTAAAATATCTTCAGGCTTAAAGTATTTGAGAAGTTTAATCTTAAGAATAGATGCAGCAGCTGCCATATCAATAATATTATTAGTCCCAGCAGAACTACCATAAGATACCCCTTCAAATGCTATCTTAAATGAGTCTTCTTTATCTATATGTTTTGTAATTAGTTCGATAATATCATTTGACATAATATCATAACGTTTAATCTTAGCAAGTTCAATACTAGAATAATCAACATGAGTTTCCCAATCCGGCTGAAAAACAAGAGTGACACCTTCTATTAAGGCAAAGTCTTCTTGCATTTTAATAGCCTTTTTTGTACCTGTTCTTTTTAAATAAGAAATAAAATGATATTGTTCTGTGTTACTATTAAATACACAAATACCTGGAGAGTTTAAAGAAAAATCAATCGTGATAAAATTCATATTAAAAACCTTTACCCATTGAAGCACCGATTGCTGTTCCAACAAGTCTTGAAGTTAATAAATCATATAGAATACCTTTTTGAACACCTAAAACTTTAGCTATCATTTTGCCCATAGACTTTCCTAAAGCAAAACCTGCAAGTCCTCCAACAATAGAGCCAAATAAACCTTCATTAGTCATTTCATTATTAAATCTATTAATGTCTAAATCTCCATTTTCATCTCTATATTCATTTAAAAAAGAATCAACCGCTTGGTCTACCTTTTCTTCTAATTCAGGAGTCCATTCTTGTTGAAGCCCCTCTGTTAAAAGTTCCATTTCTTTTACTGTAACTCTATTTTCTTCTAAATATTCTATAAATGTTTTCATAAGTTATATATCTTTTAATCTACGTCAATTTTAATATGGAATTTATTATAGTAAAAGTTTAAGTCAAATGTATTAAACTCTGCAACGTTTTCTGCCATGTTTAAATTTAATTCACTTATTTGATTTAATATTGGCTTTTCAAGAGTAACGTTTACTAATACTAAATCTTCAGCATCTAATATACCTAATTTTAAATCAGTAATATGTTTCTGTTTAGTAGTAGGCGCATAATAATATAACAAAATATCTGTCATCATCCAATAATTAATATAGCCATCCATTAATTGCATAGTTACAGTAAATTGTCTTTCAATAGTATTTTGAATTGGTACTTTTCCTCTAAAATAACGAATAGTCCCATCGTTATCTGCTTGGCTTACTGGATCATATGAAATTCCTGGTAAATTAATAGACTGAATTCCATAATTAAGAAAATCTATAGGGTCTTCGAATAAGTTACCTGGGATTTTATTCAAATAAGGCTTATACTTATCTACAATTTCCTGCGGTATAAATTTTCTAGGAAACCTAAAATCAAATGAATTATTTCTACTATCTAAAATCATATTGCCGAGTATTCACCTTTAAATACCATAGTTTCAGTGCTACCGTTATCTATTGAAATATAGTATTTTTTATTATTTAAACCTTGTAATTTAGCAGCATTAGCTTTATCTATTTTAAATAATACTTCACCTTTAGATAAATCAACATCTTTAAAACTTGTAATATTGTTAAAGTAAATTCCATCAGCAAAATTAAGTTTAACACATTTTAAGTTAGTAAATGAAACTGATTTTCTTTCTCCTCCATCTATTTTTGAAATACTGAATTTAATATATGTGTCAAATGGAGATATTTCTAAACCATTATCATTGTTAATAGACGTAATTTGGCCATCGTCAATAGTTACATTACCAACATTTACAACAACATTTAATCTTTCAACAAATGCAGGTGCATATTTTACCTGAGCTTTAGGTAAACTAGAATTAACTACCTGTGCAACATTTCTTGTAGCCTGTAAATTTGGAAGAGTATTGTAAACTCTAGTTAAATTAGCACTCGATGCTATATTTACTCTCATTAATCTCTTACCGTATTTAGGGGCGTTGTTACCAATTAAACTTCCTCTTTTTACAATTTGAGTATTATCCGTTTGATTGTAAATTCTCATTGTCACATCAATCATAAAACTTGCAGCATTATTTGCATTTTTTATAATTGGTCTAAATTGAATTGGCTCTTCAAAATCTTGAGTCTGTGTAATTGAAGTCGCATAGGTCTCTATAAAACTTGTACCTATTTGTTCATTTACTATAATATCAAATATAACTGAAATATCATCAGAACTTGTTGCTATTCTATTAATAATATAAGCCTCAAAATCAGCAGCACTATTGTCTTTTTCACCATATATTTCAAAGTAGTCCCCGTCCGTTGCCTCTTCTACAACAACTGTAAAATCTTGGAATTCATCTTCTTTAGCAACTATAAAATTAGTTTCTTCTCCGGTGTAAATATAATCAATACCGGCTGTATCTTCTATGTTGTCAATTAACTTTAAAGAAATATCATAATTTGAAGTAGTATCTAAATCACTAGCGCCTGTTCCATTGTCATAGAATAAATCTTCAAAATCGCTGTATTGACTCTTTAGTGTTGGTAATTTAATCTCTATAAAATTACTATATAAAGTTTCACTTAAAATAAAAGGTCTAGGATTTTTAATTTCAAAACTCGACGTGTTTAAATAAACAGCTTGTGTTAAAAAGTTTTGAACTCCTGAAGTTCTATTAGTTTTTACTTCGAATAAAAAACCTTCATAACCTCTTGCTGCAAAACTAAAGCCGCTTCTTAAATGAAGTCTTACCTTATCATATTTAATAGTATTAACGACATTAGTCGCATTAGTTTGGTTAGCTAATAAATCTGCTGAATCAGAACCTGTCCATTCAACACTATCTATAAATATGTCTGTACTATCTAAAAGAGCGTATTTATTTTCATTAACTTTTACAGCATGGTATCTTTCAATACTGCCAGAGCCTGTTACTATACTATTTCCAGTCTCTTCATCCGGCGTTGCAAATAATGGATTTGCAACATTACCAACAGTTACTTTACCACCTATATAATTAGTTAATTTATATTCGTAATTACCTGTATTTGCAGGTATATAAACAAATGTTGTTCCAACTAAACCTGCGCCATTGTTAGTACCTGTAATTGAAAAATCCGATGGAGTAGAAAGTGCACTTAAATTAAATTTATAAGTTTTACCAGCTTCTAATAATAAAGTTCTTGCGGCAAATCCTTCAACGGCAACATATGCACCATCTTCGGTTACATCAAAGTTTACTACTAAACTGCCAAGTTCATGTATAAGATGTCTTGATTGAGTTGAATCTCCTTGAACAGTATCTAATATTTTTATCTCACTACCATTATCGTCAACTTCTATTTCATAAGAAGAAGGATCAGATTGGTCATGATAGATAACCTCTAAGAGTATATCATTATCAATTTTATAATATCTTGAACTTTCTGCCATAATTTATTTATCTCTTTTAAAATTAAACAATTTCGGTGTATATGTTAAAAACACTCCAACTTGTGGTCCATGATATACTAAATTGCCAGTAGTAAATGTTAAACCATAACCTACACCTAAGCCTAATCTAACTCTACTTTTATTTTCTTCTTTTGCTTTATTTATCTCATCTTCAATAAGACTAATACCTTCAATACTATTAAAAGTTAAACCAGGATATTTTGTAGCGATATTAATTTTTTTAATTCCGTCAATTTCCTCAACACTTGAGTATAGTTTAATTCCTTGTTCATAGCTAAAACTATTTAAAGCACCTGTTAATTTATTATCTTTTTCAAATAAGCTAATTTTACTATTCCACTTTCTCCAGTTACCATCTCCATAATCAGTAGAATCATTAAAATACAAAACTGAATCGCTTTCAATAAATGCATAAACCGTATCAGTTTCTTTAATACTGATTTCAGCACTTAATAACTGATTAACTCTTTTAAGTTTTTTAATATCTCCTAAAGCAGCTTCATATTTTGCATATAAATCATTTGCATCATTTTTTAATTCTTCAGCAGTAAATTCATATGAGCTTATCTCACTAACTAAATAGTCATTTTCATTTTTATAGTACTTAATGCTATCTTGACTTGCGATAACATTAGCCTCAACCCTTTCTACCTTTTTCTCTAAACCACCATTTATAGCTTTTATTTTAGCAGTTCTGTTACATTGATGCATTAACAAAAGAATAAGAACTAAAATAACCGATATAAAGTGAATTGGTTTTATTTCTAAACTTTTAAACATTTTCTTTAATTAATTTAAATTCTACATCAATTTCATTATAGTTTACTCTATCAAAATCTTCATCAGGGTGTCTCATTACAAATTCATTAGGTAATTCATCTGCAATTACACCTTGGAAAAGATGACCTGTAGGATCTATTCCAAGCTCTTCAATTAAATATTCTGGTAAATCATCAATAAAATTAAATTGATATATGTTATAACCGCTTGGAGATTCTCCAACCTTAACTAAATTAGTTTTAAGGCTTCTATCACTAGGGAACAGGAATACAAAAATTTCATTTAAATATTTTCTATTATATGAATTAATATTCCTTGTTTGAAACGAAAATTTAAAAGATAAAGTAAATGTAGTTCCATTACTGCCATATATGTCTTTAGGTGAAACAGGTCTCCAAAAAAGCTTATTATTATCATACCACCCTCTATATATGAATATTCTACTAGTACCTGGATAGATTATACCTTTTAAAATAGGAAAATCTCCTAATGATGAATTATTAGATTCAGTACTTAATGCTATTTCACATTGAACTGGCGCAGCACTACTATTTAAATACGGGAAAACAAATTTATCATTATCATTAAAATATCCATCACTAATATCAGTTGTTAAATCAATATATAAAGAATATCCTAATAAACTTCCGTTTAAGTCTTGTGTCCAAGCAGCGTTAGTGCTAACAGTTCCGGCCTTTATCACCCCATGTCCTTGTACATTATCTCCTATTTTAATGTAAGAACCTTCCTTAAATGAAGTACTACCTAGAGTAATTTGTGTACTTGGAGTTCTGCCAGTAGGCGCAGCAACTAAATTACCTCGAGTACCTGCATTAACTCCAAAGCCATCTGTAGAGGTTGTATCGAATGCTTTAAGTACCCAATGATCAAAATCTATTTTATGAAAATAATCGGATAAAGTTCTTTCTCTTTCAGCTGATCCATAATTACCAGCTTTATAAAAACCAATAAAATCATTAAAACCACTTGGACCCATTGATTCATTTCTAACAAAATTACCACCCTCTATAAATTGAATACCTTCTCCAGAGTCAAGCGTAGTGCTTGCAGTTGTTTGATCTATAACCGTAGCAGCTTGATCAAATAGTGAAGTTTGATGATGTGTAGTTATGGTTTCAGAAACTTCTAATTTATCTTTAGAAGCACTAACACTACCAACCGACATTAATATTGTTCCACTAGTTCCAGCGCTTATATCAACAATACTATTAGTTTGAGTACTGCTAAGTTTTAACTTTGCCCTACCTGTTACTTGAGTAGCAAATGTTTGATCACCCACTCTAACTCCATATACAACAGCTGCTGGATCATAACTTAAATCTGATCTAATTATAACAGCACCAGAAGCTGTACTATCTGACTTTATATTAATATCACCTCCATTTGTAGTAAGTTCAGCATTACCATTAGTCCTAATTCTGAAAAAAGAGTTTGTTCCATTTAAAATAATTTCAGGTGAGGTTAATGTAAAATCGCCATTTGCTGTTAACGTCATACTATCATTTGCGGTAATATCTAACATTTCATCAGATAACAAATCTAATAATCTTTCTGATTCGATAAAAACGTCTAATGTGCTTTGAGTTCCTATTCTTATAAGATCTGATGCATCTAGTGTTATTTTATTAGGCATTTGAATTGACAAGTTAGTCTCTTCATCCATTATACCAGCGAGTGCACTAAATGTAAATGTACTCCCAATACCTGATTCATAAGAAGTAGCCATTTTAAATTCTTTAGGACTTCCAACTGATTCATCATTAATAAATATTAACTGAGCAGTGACATCGTTATTGTCTGCGGGTGGAAGTTCGAGAGTTAATAGAGAAGTTGGTTCAGTAGGCGTAGTATCTAACGTTGGATTATTTGGATCAACATGAGTAGCTTGTCCTAATATTACTCTAGTCCTAAAAGCGTCAGCTCCATCTGCTTCTAAATTATAAGGTCTTAATACGGTAAAATCATTGTTACCAACTGTTAAAGAATCACTATCCCATAAATTAGCACTAGTTCCCTGTTCACCTTTGCTTCCTTCATTACCTTTATTTCCAAGTTCTCCTTTTTGACCTTTTGTACCAGTATTACCTGTTGTGCCTTGCTCTCCTTTAGCACCAATCGGTCCACCGCCGTTTGCAAGAATCTGATCAAAGTTGTAATTTGTTTTGTCAACTTTAATATTATCAGCATCTGCGTTAAATAATTCTTTTATATTAATTGCCATTTTTATGCTTTTATTTTTACTAAAGGTCTGATCTCATAAGAGAAGCCTAATCTTTTATTATATATTAGTCTAAAATTTAGAGGGTTTGTAGGATCTAATTTAAATGAATAATTATTATTAATTTCATATCCATCCGAATTTATCGTTGACAAACTATTAGCAGACTCTACGTTAGTTGTAATTTTTTTAGATTCTTTAACATATAAGTCTATTGAGGAAATTGAATATAAACTTAATATATTTTCTGCAATATAACTTTCAATATCATCTTCTAATGTATCTACTCTTCCAAAACTATCTTCAACGCCTACATATCTTTTTATAGTATTTCTAACTCCTCTATTATCTAAAAATCTAGTTAGTGTTTTATCTAAGTAAAAGTCAATTACGATTGTATCTTCGGTTTCTATAAAATTTATTTCACTTTTTGAAAATCCTATAGATTTAATATCATTTAATTGTTCTATGTTCTTAAATTTTTCAGAAGTAAAATTAAATAGATCATATGCACTTCCAGTTTTAATAACACTAGACGCTATATAACTTTTTTCTTCTATAATGTTTTTGGTACCGGGTAAATTATCAGACTTACCTCCATCTAAACTTCTAATATAATAGTCTTTTTCCCACCTAGATTTGAATACATTTTTATCTTTCTTATCAATAGCTATTTCGTTTATTAATTGATATTTAGGTAGCAAATCATCAGCTTCTGAAAGTTTAATAACACCTTCTGTATTAATTTCATTTACTTTATGAAAGAAATGATTTTTTATAATACCCCAATTTCCATCATGGGTAGGATCTTTAATTTCACCAACATTAAACAAAACACCACAGTTGTTTAATTTTTTATAAAGGGCAGATGTTAAATTATTTAAATCAACGTCACCTATATTATAATTATAAATAGAACTATCATAATATTCAGATGTCCAGTCTGTTTCTATTTTATGCATTGAAAAAGGTTCACTAAAAGTAATAATAGGGCGCATGTCAACGCTGTATCCGCCATTTTGTCTAACTAGAAATGCATAATATTCATTTCTATTTTGTATATCATACCCTATTACCTGATTAGAAAGCTTAAATGATTTAGGCTTATTAGTATCTACCTCAGCATATAAATTAGAAGTTTTTATAATTTCTACACCATCGTCTATATTTATAGAAAATCTATTTACTACCTCTGTACCATCCTCTTCTACAGTAACATAATTCACGCTATCAGTGTTATTAAATAAATTAGCAATATTATTTGCGGATAATAATTCTAATATAGCTTTATGTGCAAATACGCCACCTGCATTGTATTCATAAGTCGCAGATTTATAATCGTTTAAAGAATAATATTGAGAAGGTTGAACTACTGGAGGATTCCCTATATTTAAACCACCACTTACTTTTATTTCATTATCGCTTATAACGTCTGCTACCTTTAGAGAATATGTTAAAGTACCTATCGTTATAGTTAAGTCATTATAATTACCTGTTATTGGATCTTTTAAAATTTGAGTAGTAAACCTAGTTTCAGAACCATCAGTCGCCTGTATTCCATTAACGTTGGTAAAACCGGATCCTAAATTAGCGTTACTTAAATCTAAAGCACCTGACAAGATACTGTTTGCATACTGATTATTATCTATTTTATGATCTAATTCATATAATAGTTTTCTATTTAAAAATTTAAAAGTTGAAGGATTTTCACTTAAATTTAAATCTAAAATAATACTTATAGTTTTAAATTTTTTATTTTCAATAGCATGTACGTTTAAGTCATTTGGAAGACTAGCATCAAAATTTGTAATTAAACAAGTAGAAAACCTATACCCATTAAACTCTTTATTCTTTATAAATTCTTTAGTTAAACTTTGATTTAAATCTTTTCTAATTTTAGGAGTAAACTTTAATCCTTTAAATATAGTAGATGCAAAACTTTGTATGCTACCCCCATCCATTATTGAATATTTTTTAGAAACTTCTTGTTTATTAAATGTAGAGTTTGTAGAAATATCAAACTGACCAGTGTTTAAAAAATAAGCTTTAAAATAGTCAAAATTAACAGATTTTAAATCATTTATATTTACGTTAATATCTCTCGCTAAATTAATATAGCTAAATAAATTATTACTATTTGTAACATCAACGTATCCTGGTATCTTGTCTATATAAAACCATTCATGTGTCATTTTATTAACATCCCTGCCTTCTACTTCTAAATTAGGAGAAAAGTTAGACTCCCCAAAAGCTTCATTAACATTTAAATAATATGGATTTTCTCTAACATTTTTAGAATCTATTAAACACCATTTATTTATTGTTGGTATAACCCTAGAAATAGTGGAAAATTCAGTTGTGTAATTTTCTTTTAATCTATCGTATTCACTATATATTTTTTCTAATATAGATTCACCTGTAGTTTCATTATTTAAAATAGGAACTAGGTTTGAAAAATAATCAGAACTAGCTGAATTTAACGAATCTATATCAGAATATGCTGGCGTAAATCCTTGATTAGTATTTGAGTTAGGGTATGCTATATCATCTTCTAAGTCAAGCTCTTTTAAATTAGAATTAGAAGTATCGTAAAAATCAAAATTAAAATCATAAATGTCATACGCACTAAACATACCCCATTCTAATTTAAAATCTCTATAAACGTTTAAAACTCCACTAATTGCTTTATTTTTATTTTCTAATATTAATAAATTAAATTCAGAATTAATAGTTCTAGAATCTTCAACAATATCTATTATTTTATTAAATGAATTATCTATGTCTAATAAATATTCGCCTACGTTTATTTGATTAACATCGTCTTCTTTAATGTAAATAGACTCATTTAAATTACTTCCCCCTTTTAAAACATACGCGGTATATGATAATAAGTGTGCACTTGAAATATCTAAAGAATTTAAAACATCTTCTCCAGTTTCTATTTCTAAAAATTGACTGTTTCCTGCTTTTAATAAAAAGGCAACTAACTTTCTATTGTAACCTTTTATTGGAGACTTTATATAAATAACATTTTCTTCTAAAACGGTTTTAAATCTAGTTTGAGATTCTATCATGTTAGAAATTGAGTTAGCCACATTATTTAAACTTCCATTTCCTGAAAAATTATTATTAGAAAATTTACCTTTACTAATTGAATTATCACATACAAACGTATTTTCAACAATTTTCATAGGAGTGTACGTTCTTTCTATTTTTAAAATAGTTTCGCCAGGGGTATTTATTGGAATAAAATTATGATCTTCTTCAAAGAAATATTCGTTTTCTTTAACGTTTATTTGATATTTACCACCTATAAATTCTAAGGTAGGAGTATATTTACTAAAGCTCCAATCATCTATTATATTTTCTAATGTTTCTTTTTCATCGGCCCCAACTGATACATCTATTTGAGAACCGTTAGTCGTATCTTCTATTATAACTGAATTAACAAAAACATGTTTTACAACTGAAATTACAAAACTTTGTCTTTTTAAAGAATGTAGTCCAAATTCATCTCCTGCTATAGGATTGTCAATTACCTTTATTTTTAAAAAGTCAGAAACTGCCTCTTTATTTTGAGTTAGTTCAACCGATCTTTCTGTCTTTTTAATTCCTGTAAATAGACTATAATTTTGATTATTTGTGTCTATTTTTAATTCTAAATTAGAATAGTCCCATTTAGATCCATTTTTTACATTGTGATAGTTTGAAAAACTTTTTACCCAACCTAACATAGGGGTTCTACTATATAAATCAGAACTAGGAATAGAATGATAATCAGCACTTCCATTTAAGTCTAAGTCATGTGATATGCTTGAAAACTTAACTAAATCTCTATTAATACTTTCAACAACACCTTCTCCTATTTTATGTTCATCTACATAAATTCCAAAATATCTGTTTATAGAAAACTCTGCACTTTCTTCATCATCGAATAAAAATTCTAAATTAATTAAATTAGCACATGCTAAAGAATTTCTATAAAAGCCATCTGTTATAAATTGATTATACTCAATTAGTGGTTTATCTACATCAATAGTATCTTTATATTGGAATTCACCTTTGTTTGCAAATCCACCTTTTATTAAGTCAATTCCATTATAAGAAGTTTGCTCGTCTTTATTAAAAGAAGCGGTAATTGGAGACTTTGGAAAGTTATCATCACTAACATAATTTCTTAGATATTTTCCAATTTTACTATCTTTTGATAGGTCTATTGTTTTTATTAATGTAGCTTTGGAAAGCATTTCATTAATTCTATTTAAATTATTATTATTGTCAAAATCAACAGAGTTAATAGGATCTTCCACTCTATAAATAATAAATTTAGAAGGAATATTTTTATCTAACCAAATTGGAGCAAACATTCTATAATTATAATCATATAATTTAGAGTAGTTTAATGAGGTACCATAGGAATAAGACTCTTCATATTGCTTATCATAACTGTCAAGTATTGAAAAATCAGAGTAGTCTCTTTTAGTTTTAAATGCTAAATCTAATGGAGTAGAATTTAACCTCCAAAATTTAGCAAGATCATATGAGTATGATCCACTATCTTTAATTAAATATTTTTTATAATTTGAATTAGCTAAAAGACTTGAAGCATTAATACTTTCAAGATACATCTCCTCATCACTAACTATTAATTTAACATTAGTAGAAAGAGATGGATTAGTCCTAAGAATAGGCCTCGACACATGATCTACCTTGCCATTATTCTCAATATCTGTTCTAATACTTCTAGCCATTAATCTATTTATTTTTAAACATATAATTTCTTAAAATTATATATCACCTTTAATACATGGACTATGGTATAGGCTTTTGAAGTCTAACTGTTTTCGTATTATTTAAGTTAAATCCTCTAGGCTTGTATTTTGCAAATACTTCTAAATCAAATGAAAACTGATTATCAAAAGAATCAAATAAATCGATACCTATTTTCTTAGAGTAAGTTAAGTTTGCTATTTTAGTAGTATTCATTCCAGCCAGTCTACCGTCTGATGTATCAACACCTGCTGTAGTAACTCCAAAATAATCAGTCATTCTGTATTGGAATACAACGTCTATTGCTATACTAGGTGCTTTACTACTCGTAGAATTTACTTGCTTACTGTCTAATTTACCAATAGTTCTTTTTCCAAATTTGTTATCTCCATCAACTGATAAATTTCCAATTCTTGTAGGAGATAAAAATAGGTATGAACCACATGACTTACCACCTAGTAAAAATTGATCGTTATCTTCAAAAGACATTTTTACTGTTCTACCAAAATCTCTACCCTTTCTATATGGAGTTTGTAATTGAAAATATGGATTTCCATCTGATCTTAATGTTGCAAACTTAGCCATCGATGTATAATTAGCTATCCAAGTAGGGCTTGTAGGATCACTTGAATTAAATCCGGCTGCAATATTAGGGTGATCTTTATGTACATAAATATTTTGATCGTAATCAGGTGAAACTGTAGTTTCCCCATCGTCAAATTTTTGATTAGAAAGAGTAGTATCTAATACAATTACTTTAGGATCTCCATTTGTTTCATGTTCTCCTGCCCATATAAAATCACTAGTTAGAGAACCTGCAGTTCCTGTGGCCTTTTGTCCATAATATTCAAATGCAGGAGTACCTTCAGCAATTGAATCAGACTTATTAGTAGTTCCAGTTAAAAGATCAAGAGGAGAAGTTGAATACATTGCTTTTTCACCAGCAACATCCATAAATCTACTATAAATAAATTGACCTTTTTGTTGAGCAGATTGAAAAGGAGCATCGTCATTGTGATATTCTGCTAATTCATCGCTCGAAATGTTTTGATATTGTATTGGAACTAAATCATATTTACCTTCAACTGTATAATAAGTATCGTTTTGAATTCTATCAGCTAATACAATACTTCCTGTATTATAGTTATGAGTTCCCATTTCAAAATCAACTTCGTTTCCAACAGTAGATGATTGATGTACAGACTCATCTCTTTTACCTATCATTCTTGCGATTAATTCAAGATCAGTCGCTTTACTATTTTCTAATAATAGTTTAAATGTCTTAGTTACAATATGCCCTTTCTTAATATTTAGATCGGCAACCTCATTTACATAATAACCAGCAAATAGTCTTGTAGTTGAATTTGCATCAATTGCAGTAGTATTTCCTTCTTCATCTACAATAGTTACTTTTAATTCTCCTTCTGCATTTTCTAATTGTTCTCTAAGGCTTTCTATTTCTCTTTGTAAATCTATTAATTTATCAAAAAGACTAATAGGAGCTTGTTCAGAAGATAAAAATCCAGATGCAATTGCAGATGCACCATGTACAAAATATTTTTCATTAGCACTAAAACTATCAGCAATGTGTGTATAAACTCCTTTAGAATCTAATTCCTCAACAAGTTTTACATAAGTAGTTTCTTTACTGTTTTCATCTACAAGATTAATAATGTCAGTAGTATCTAACATTCCTTCTGGAAATTGAACTAAAATAGTTTCACTCCAGTCAGAAGTTATAGGATTAGAAGGATAACCAGCTTCTGAAACTGCTTTCATTCTAATTTCAACATTTTCTCCAAGATTAATTGGTAAATCTAATTGATTAAAATTTACTTCTTGACCATCTTCAACGCTTTCAGTTATCCAAATATATTTACCAGTAATTACATCTCTTTGTCTTTTTCTAGTAGGAGTCTCATATTGATTCCAGTTTGAAAAACTTGCAGTTGTTGTTTTATTATCTTGTGTAAATGGAATTTGTTCAATATTGCTTGTTTTGCCACTTGCAGAAACATATCTATATTGAATAGTAAATTTTATAATTTCTTGTGGAAGTGTATCTGCGTTCGTTTTAGCTTCAGGTATTTTCCAAAAACCTCTAACTCTAAATTTAGGCTTGATGTCTTTTACATTTTGATCTGAACTAATACTTTGGATTTGATTTACAACAGAAGAATATAATTGTGCTTCTCCACTTCTTTTTTCAATAAGTGTATTTAAGTTATTTTTGTCTTTACTTTTTTCAATTTCAGACTTATATTTCTTAGTTGCTATCTCACCCCTCTTACTTACAATAGTGTCATCTAATTTCTTAATACTTTCACTAATTGTAATTTTATCACTGTTTAATTTCTTTATGCTATCAAATGCGTCATTCTCCGTTAAGTGAGTATTAATTTGTACTACTTGAAAATTAGTAGCATCTAACAATACTGGGTCTGGAGTAATACCAACAGTTGCTGGTGGAATAAAATCTTCTTTTAATGATTTAATAAATTGACCAAAATCAGCAACACTGTCTCTGTAAAATGCAGATAATGTTTGAGTTCCTCCTGTTTGACTTTCAATCGTTAAATCATTTGAGTAAAAACCTACACCAGGTGACCAGTTTTCTGCAATAATTTTAGAATCTGGATCAATTGATTTAAAGAATACTACTTGTCTTTCATCAAAACCAACATTAATACCTAGTGCAACTGTATTTTCTAATGCCTTATAAATTCTTAATTGATCAGAACCTATTTTAATACTATCAAAACCTTCAGTTAATCTTAATTCAACTTGACCAGTTCCGTTGTATACGTTTTGAACTCTATATCTTGTGTTATTGTTTCCGCTGTTTACTAATAGCTCATCTCCGATTGAAATAAATTCAGTATCTTTTAATGCTTTTTCTCCATCAGTATAAGTTAATTTATTTAAAGTGTATAATTTTACTGATCTAATTACTGGCTCTCCATCAACTATGAATTCTCTCTCAGCATCTTCAACTGCCAATACATCAAAACCTCCATAAAATTGAGTTGATTTAAATGGCAAGTCTCTAACCTGCTCATCAATTGTTGCATTTGCTCCATTACTTACTAAATCATTAACAAACGTTTGATAGTTTATTTCATCTACGTTTTTATAATTGTCATCGAAATATGCTGCAGCAAATTCATCGTTAGTTTGGAAAATATATCTTTTTACTAAAACTCTCTCAGTATCAGCGGCTATTTGACCACTAACATCAAATTTAACCGTTAATAACGGGTTTAAATAATCTTCAAAGAAGTCATTATCAGTAGTTTCAAACTCTGTAGGAAGAGCAAGGGAAGTTAAATCATTTGCTGGAGTTTTAAGTTTTCTTGAAATAATCTTTTTAAAACTACCATCTGGCATTTGAACAGTTGCATCTGCAGTTCCAACGCCACTTAGTGCTTTAATATTATTTTCTAATCTTTTTATTTCTCTATCAATAAAACCAAATGATGGTATTTGATAAGTTTTAATTGTAGTAACACCATCATCATCCGGTGTACCAAAAAGGTCTACTGAAACTGTAATTGAATCCTTTTCACTAGTAATTGCCTCATTAATACGTTCGAAAGTTTCTAACGCATTGGCATTCATTTGTGTGAATTGCTTAATTATTCCAGAAAATGAGTTTTGTGTGTCCATTTATTATCTTATAATGTCTATTTCAAATTCATACGTTGCCGCATTTGTACAAACTATTTCAAAGTATGGGTTGCTTCCAACCGATGCACTTGAAACACTTCCAATAAGTGTATTAAAACTATTGGAATAGTTTGTGTAAATATTGATGTTGTTGCTATTTAAGTCTAATGCTTCAAAAACAACCTTATAACTTTGACCATCTTGCCATTTTATAAGTTTATCATCTATGTATATATTAATATTATTATCAGCCGCCTGAGTAGTAGTTTTACCTGCAAGTCTCAGTTGGTTAGAAAATTCTTTAAGTCTTGTCCAAACACCAAAGCCAGTTGCATTAGCTGGATCATATTGATTTGAACTTGTAATTTCATTAGAAACGGTTAATGTACTTTCATTCCATAAAAATGGCTTTCCAAATACATAAGCTTTTAAATCATTTTTAATTTTAATTTTGTTAGGAACTGTTTTATCAACGATAATGCCAGGTCCATTGAAAAGAACATCAACATTATATTGTACTTCTGACGGGATAGTACCATCTATGAGTTGATTAATTCTTTGATTTGCATTTGTGATTAATTGTAAAAGACTATTGCTATCTGCTAAATTAACAGATGTATTTTGAAATTCTGTTTCTAATTGAGTTATTCTACTAAGTAATTCAGTACTTGAATCCATTGACATTACTAAGTTTTCTAATTCATCAACTCTACCTTTAATTCTACTATATCTAGCATTTGCATCCGATAATAATTTACCAGCATTCTCTAAGGCACTTGTCGTATCCATGAATAAATCCATTGAGAATGTTGTAAAGTCATTGATATTTACTTCAACACCAACATTATCAAGAGATGAATTAAATTTAATATTTAATTTAAGACCAAATGCATTTCCATTTAAGCCAGTAATTTCATTTGGCTTATATTTAATAAGTTCAGGAATGTAAGAACTGTTTGCTGCTCCAGGATTATCTTGAGGATTATCTAATATTAATATACCATATAGATTAGTTTCTCTATTTGCAGGTACTGATTCACTGTATAAATCATAATAAACGAGAATTGCATTAAACCTAAAGTCTCCACCTTGTTTAGCATAATCTTGTAAAGTATTAAGATCTGAATTAGTTGCAATAGCATGATAGTCACCTGCTGTCCAATCAATTCCAAAATTAGGAGTTGAATTTATATCAATATCATAATAAGGAATTAAGTTTTGTGGATCAGAAGTATCTACTGTATCAACTAAAGTTTCTAAATCCATGTTAACGTCAGGATGTGTCTGTCCGTTTCTGCCACTGATTGTTGCCTCAGGATAAACCTTGTTAGCCGTGGTGTTATATGTTTTAGAATTAAATAAAACTGTTGGCGTGTAGCCAATGGATGACGGTACGTTAATGTATACTTCATGGTAGGCGTTGCCTTTATATTGAATATCGTTACCAACATCAATGCTTCCTAAGTATTTAACTACTCTATCATAGTCTGTACCAGTGCCTGTTGCATTTAATTCTTCAGTAGTTAAACCTGACAGGGTTGCTTCAGTTGAATCGGCGGTTTTAAATCTGATCGCACCCATTTTATGTAACCACTTAAAAAATATTTGTTCAGCATCTGATCCATACAATGTACTGTCAAAGTCATCATCTTGTAATAGCTCTTCTTCTAAGTTAAGAGCATAATTTTGAAATGTAATTGCAAAGTCATGTCCAGCATTTCCAACTGGAGAATAAGCTACATTGCTATAGTCTAACATTTGATCAAAATCAACTGTATTTTTGCCATTTACAGACTCTTCAAAATTTGGAATGTCTAATAAAGCATATTTACTAAATTCAAATTTAATATCTGGATTTTGAAAAGCTCGAGTCAAATCTCTTGTACCACTTGCAAAAGCGTACATTGTTCCTCCCTGTATTTGCGGCGTTCTAACTAATGGTGTAGCCATTTATAATAAGTTTATTTTTAAGCAATAGTTGCACCATAAGAACCAATAATGTACCAACTAGTACCATCAGATCTTAAAGTTAATGTTCCGTTTTGTGCTAAAGTAATTGAAGCTGCACCTGCAACATTTGTTGCTTCAATATCTCCACTCACCTGTGCTATTAATGTTATTTCTTGTCCAGCTATTGTACCCGCTGCCAATGCAATTTGTGCAGTAGCATCAACAAAATAAGTTGAATGAGCTAATGTAGCTGGTAATGTAGTTAAACCAGCAGAGCTTGTTCCACTAATTCCTGATTTAATAACACTAGCACCAAGTGTTACATTAGCACTAATAGTAGTTGCAACTCCAATAGTAGCAGACGAAGCGTTTAAAACGCTTGCACCAACCGTGAGTTGACTTGTTGCTACTGTAACTCCTGAAAGAGTTGCAGCAGTTGGATCCAAATATCCCTTTAAATTCGTTATTTCATCTTCTATTGTTGTGAAATTATCATTTAGAGTAATTCTTGATGAAGAAAGAGAATCTGTTCCTAAAATTTCTGTAACCGCCATAGTTTTATTTTTTTATTTTACAATTATCATATTTCTTTCGACAATATTAGTATTGCCATTAGTATCTTCAACCTCAGCTGAAATTCTGTAAGAACCTGCTTCCTTAAAGATATACGTCAACCACATATTATCATAATATATATCACGTTCTATTTGACTACTATCTTTATATATCTTCCACACAGGTCTTTTAATACCTGCCATTTGAGATTTATCTAAAGCAAATGTAACATGTGTTGATCTTTCTACTTCTGCGCTGCCGTTAATTATCCTAACAGTATCAAAGGTCGGATTATAATTTACATAATGTACTTCTCCTAAAACATTTCCATTTGTGAGTTCAACCGTTTCAAAATTATATGTTCTAGAATAACCTTTACCTACACATAACATAAATAAAAATACATCATTAGTTCCATCGTCATCTGTATCTTCAAATACAGGATTATAGTTAAATTTACTTATAATAGGATTAGTAGATGCATTTAACTCATCTGCTATTCCTTGCCAACCTACAATATCAGTATTTCCAGTAGGAGTATTAGCCACTATCATGTGATTTCCCGTTTCAATTAAATTAGTTGATGTGCTTTTATGAGTAATAGTTAAAACGCTATTTTGTTGAATGTCGTCAATTTTAAAACTTGAAGTTAAATCCATTCCAATCCTTGTAGCGTTCCACCAATTATATTTTCCATCAACCCATCTTACATTTTCCATTTCATCCCAATTATAAGGGCCTGTAGTTTCAGCATAGCCAGTTGGATTAGATAAATCTGTATCAATGTATCTCCTTACTGTACTAAATATCTTTCCTTGAGAATCATCATTAATATAATTAGCCCTATCCATTGTAAGATATAAAGATTGAAAGCTATCTTGTACTTTTTGTAAATTTTCAGAAGCAACATCCCAATAGCCTCCACTTTTACTCCATTGAGTCTTCCAGTCTTTCCATTGAGTATCTTCTTTCCATTGATATATTCCGTATATTTCAAGAGGTTTTACCTTTACATTAAAAAATTCTGATTCTTTTCTAAAGCTCATAAATCCTTGAAGGTCATACATTCTTAGTTCTACATTATAATTTCCTTCAAATGGAACAATCATTGGAAACCTTAAATATCCAGGGTGAAAAGTTCCATCAGCTTCATAGTAACCAATTCTGCCTCTAAAAGATTGCGAATAATTATTAGGCCCAGTAACTACCCATTCCAATTCATACACATGTTGCTTCCACCACTCATTCCAAGTAATTGTAGGATCAATTGCATCAAACCAAGTAAAATTAGCAAATTCCCATTCATGTGGAAGAGATGTACATTCTAAAATTATAGGAGCTCCAACTGGAACTGAATGTTCTCCAGGAGTATCGTTGTTAAAAGTTTCCTTTTTATTTATATAGTAATTATTATAAAATGTTTCAAAGTCAGACAATAACGTTTCATATTCCGTTTCATTTAAGTCTCCAAATCCACTTAAGTCTATTGGCTCAAAATTTACATTGTTTATTATAATACCATTGCTAGATACAAGTGCATAGTCTTCAATATAAAGTTGTTTATTTTCAGGATATACTTTAAATTCAACATCTTTACCTTCATTAAACGAAACAATAGGCTGTTGATTATTCCAAACGTTTAAATTCTTCTGATCAAAATAACTTCCTTCTCCTGTAATATCTACAATTTTAGCTTGAAGTGGAAGATATTCCTTTTGAAGTTTATTTTTAAGACCATATAATTTAATTAAAATTTCTTCTGGTGTAAAGTCAAATACTTCATCAACGTTAGGAATATCCCAATAGTCAAATGTACCGTTAGGCTCGTTTAATTTGTAGACTAAAGAAAAACGACTTGTTTTCTTCATTGTAGTCGAAGGCAAATTAAATTGCTTTCTTTTCTTATAACTAAAGCCGGCATTTTTATCTGGAACTGAAACTGCTTTTAACTTTCCAAAACTATCGCTGTCTTGGTTTATATTTAGCCAATATTCTTTAAGTGTAATATTATTATAACCGAAAAAATCAATTGCATTTAATACAGCTTTATAAGTTCCAACAAAAGGTTTAATATTATGTAATTCTAAAAGTAGCTCCTTTCTCTTTTTATTCATGAGCATCCAATCGATTCCCATCTCATTAATATCGTGCTCTTTAAAAATTATAAAATCACCATCATCAAGAGTAGCACCTAAATTTTGTAGTAGGTCTCTCATTCTTTCGTCTTCTCCTACAGTCTCTCCATAAATTATTATTTCAGCAACTATATGGCCATCGCTATCATCTGTAATTATTAATGTTCTTTCGTGTCTTTTTTCAGACTGAGATGAAAGAGCAATATTTGCTTGAATTGCATTGTTTGTAAAATCATTTACTGTTTTTAAACCAGCAACGACTGAAACAACGTCTGTGTGATCTAAGACTTGAATATTTAAACCATCTAAATTTTGTACTTTTACAACGTTATCTTCTAATTGTGTTCCATAAATAAAAATATCTTCACTTGAATATCTGTCAGCTTTCCAACTAAATTTAAAATTACTACCATTACTATTTTCAGAAACAGGTCTACCATATACAACATAACCTGTAGGATCTACAAGCTCTTCTAATATAAATAAGTTAAAAGTCTCATATAAGCCTACTGATACTTCAGGTAAATATACAACACCGCTCCATCTTTCATTAGTAGTATTATAGTCGAGATTTAATTCATTCTCAACTCCATTAAAAAACCTTAAATATGAATACTTTGACATTATCTTATGTTTTTATCATCTTTATTTGTTGTGTAATTTTTCCAATTTTTCATTACACGAATTTGCTTGATTGTATTGTAAAAATAGTCTGTACAAAATTGCACAAAATCTGACATCGTTTGATTTCTAATAATATGCCTAGAAACTCTATTTGTTATTAAATCATTTTTATAATTGTAACCTAAATGCTTTTTATTATCCTTTACGGTTTTTCTAGCATCGTAGATTTTTACTCTTTTATATCTATATAAATCGTCGTATAGTCCCATTATCTTGCTTTTCTATTTCCTGCTTGAACTCTACTATAAATCGTTCTTGGCACTGGAGGGTTATCAAAGTAAACTGATAATGAAGCCATTTCTCCAATTGCTGGCTCATCTTTTACTAGTTCACCATCTCTATCTTCCCATCCTCCTCTAAATACTGCTACTTCTTGTTTATCTAAAATAATATCCCCATATTTATCAAGTCCTATTTTATTATACCAATCTTTTATAGCCTGTTCGCCAGTTACTGGTACTAATAATTCAGGATTATCCAATATTACTTTCTTAGTTTCTTCAGTTCTCTTAAAAAATACAAGTCTTTTTTGATCTCCATCTGCTCCTTCTAATTCTGGAGTTGATGGTGTTACAGTAACTTGATTATAAGTATAATATCCATCTTTTCTTGCTTGCTCTTCGATGCTCGATACAAATTGTACATTTACTGCATCTACGCCTTCAATACCTTCTATAATTGCAATAATATCACTCTTAGGTAGTTTGTCTCTACGTACAATTTTTATTAAATATTTTGAAATAGCCGCTCTAACATCATTAAAAATATCTTGTTGCTTAAATCCTTCAAACCATCTAATAGAAACATCCATTCTGTATTTAACAGCTTCTGGCTCTACAAAGATTGCTTCACTTGTGACCATTTGCTGACCACTATCTTCAATTACGCCAAGCATTCTATCAGTCTCATCTTTTCCAAAGAAAAACTCACTTTCATCAACTGAAAAATAGTCAGTTCCACTTAATAATCTTTTCTCTAAATTTGGAATTGCAAAAATATAAATTACATTGTCATCATCTAAATATCCATCATCTGTAGTATTATATGCATCTAAATAACTGAATTGTGCATATCTACTTAAAAAATATTCATAAGCATCTGGATTTGCAAGTACAAAACTTTTACTTGCTAATGGCGCCATTAGCTTTGTGAATTCAGGCGTTTCAGGATTTGCACCCATAAAAGGAGCCGTTGAAGTTTCAGTCTCTAATAATTCATTTAAATCATGTGTATCTCCTGTTGAGTCTTTACCTTCACCAATCCATTTAAATGTAAGATCTCCAGCTTGATTTAAGTTACCTTCTGCTCCGTCACATTTAATATATTCAACCTCAATTGCAGCACCATTTGCTGGTACAATTCCAAAATTACCAGTTCCAAAATAAATGTCTAAACCACCACTAATTCCAGTCTTTACTAAATAACCTTTATCACTTGCTAACATCTCATACAATGAATTAAACTTAGTCCATTGTTCACCATTAACACTAACCTTTACTAAATTATGATCTGTAGTACTTTTTGTTTGAATGTTAAAACTTTGCATGCTTTCTCCATTACTTGTAAGAGTTTGCAACTCAAGTGTTCCTTGTATAATATTAGCTCTAACCCAGTCATTACTGCTTTTTGATAATAAAAACTCATCTTTATCTGTTCTTAAAAAATAAGTTAAACCATTATTGTCATAGGCTATTTCTGTATTTGGATCAATAATTAAATTACCACCTGCAACATCGTCACCTGCGCCTGGCTTCCATCTAAAACGGATTTCACCAGTTGCTGCGAAGCCTCTAGTTGCGTCATGCCCAGCAAGTCTTGCAAGTCCATGAATTGATTCAGGCTGTTGAGCTGTATAAATATTCTGTTCAACAGTAGAGTCCTCTATATAGAACAAGAGCATCTCATTCATTTCAGCCATTACCTCAAGGATTTGAGAAAATGGACTTGCCGTTGTAAAATAATTTCCGGCTTTCTTATAAACTCTACTTAAATAAGACCTTGTGTCAGATACAATGTCTCCCGCAGTAGCTCTAGCCTTATCTAAAAATTTAAAATCTGCCATTCTTTAATCTTTTAATTTACATAAACACCAACTAAATATTTAGTGTCTACTTCTATGTTTATTTGAGCAATATCTCTAACTTCTCCTCTTGTAAATTCAACATCGACTTTAGTGCCATATTTATTTGCAAGTGGACAATATATTTCTATTTGATCTTCTATTGCTTTTTTAACTTCAAATTCATTAAAATTAAAACTGTATATCATTTTTTCAAGGTCTGCTCCAAATCCACTCTTTCCTAAAACATCTCCTTTATTTGTAAAAAGAAGAGTCTCAATCTGAATTAAAAGTTGACTTAATTCATTTTCAACATCAACTCCTTTTGCATCAAAGTTTGGATCACCTATTGTTTTTATATACAGTTCCATTAATTATTTATCTGTTTTTTTATGAGTGCATCATCCAATCTACACCTTCATCTCCTTTAATCTCTTCAAGTACTCTTTCCATTTCCTCATCTCCCATGGATTTAATGCCATCATAATCAATCTCTACACCACCTGGTAAAGAGAATTTAAAGACTCCTAATTTAGCACCAACTGCCTGTTTTACTTTAGCTGCAACATATCTAAAAAATATTTCATCATTATATAATGCGCAGTTTTCAATGCTTTCATAACACTCAATAATTACATCACCCTTTGGAGTATCTCCCATAAATTTAAGTTGACCTGTTAATTGTGAGTAGTGAAAACTTAAAGGGTTTTCTAGGATTTGACGAGCCATATCAAAATAACTTTGATTAATTACATAATATTGAAGTTCTTCTGCAGATTCTGCTGCTCCCGTTCCTGCAAATGAATTACTAAAAAACATTTTTTCAATATTAAAATCTGCTCCACCTGCAAATCTTAAATCTAATCCACTTCCACCTGTATTCCAACCAGAAGCAAGGTCATACACTCCATATATTGAAAAGACTTCACCAGCACCTGATGTTGCATTTTCCTTTGGAAAGTTTAAAGTTCTAGTTGTCTTAAAACTTTGACTACTAAAAACTCCATTAGGTACATGAAAATAGTTTTCTCTAAGACTATATTCGTAATTTTTTCTGAACCATTTAACGGCTCTTTTTATAACGTTTATTATTTCAGCCTGTGGCAAATTAAGAGGTATCATACATGCACCTGTTATTTCTGAACCAATTTCATTTAAGAATTCAGTTAAACAGTCTGTGCCATAATCTCTACCTTGACTTAAATCTATATTATCGCCGCTTCTAATATCACTCATTTTTAATTAATTTTTTTACTTGTTATTATTTCAGTACCATCAAATTCCGCCTCTTTACTTATTTGACCATGTCTAAATATACCTCCAACCATTTTACCTTTAAATACAGAATCCCATTGAAACACATAGCTATTTTTAACTTCACATGTTTGGTTAGTGTAACATGATTCTACCTTAGAATCTTCAACACTTGTACCTTGATATAAATTACATCTTTTTAAACTTGCTGTTTTTATTTGACATCTAAAAATATCACAAAAACTTAAAGAACCAGAAAGTTCACAATCTACAAAATCATAATTGCTTAATTCAAAGCAAAATGGTAAACTTCCATTTCTCACTTGCACTCTACTTAAATCACTATCATAATTTATGTCTCCTTTTACTAAACCTCCATGGCTAATTAATCTTAATACCTCCATTAATATTTTAGGCCAATACATGTCTATAATTTTTTCATTATCTTTTAGATCAACATATAGATTAATTTCCGGATAAAAGTCTTTTAATCTTCTCCAATCTTTTAGTATTTCAGTAAACTTGTGATTCCTATTAAGAATTCTTTTTAATTCTATTAAGTTTAAATCAGTATATTTTTCTTGATTTGCAATTGCCCACATTTGTAAAACAAAGCGATCTAATAAATATAAAATATTTGTTGTTTTCTTTTCATAATCTTTTCCGCCAATATATCTAAACTCTAAATAACCTTGTTGCAATTTTTGAAAGTTTACACCATAATATTTTTCAACAGCAAAATGAAACACATGTGGATTTATATTTTGACCTTCATAATAATTATGGTCAATTTTGGGCATAATCCATTTTATAGACTTCGCATAAACACTATCTTTTCTATTACTAAATAACTTATAGACTTCAGTCTCATTAAATCCTAAAATAAATTTAAGAGGATCCATTTTAGAAATAAGATTACTTCTACCTGTTTTTTTAGGATCAAAACTTAAATTTAAGTGAATTGAACTTTTTGAAGTAGTATAGCCGTTTTCTTGAATCCAGCCTAATACTTTTATTATAGTATTTCTTGCAACACTATATGAAATAGGAGCAGTAATAAGTTCTATAAGACCTTTACCTCCACTCATATCAGGTTCTAATTTATATTCATCTTTAGTTGGAACAAAGTCACTATGTGCTTTATTCTCTAATCTGATTTTTTTACCTAATAGAGTAGAAATTTCACTTCTAACATCTTCAATCTCTTTGTCAGAATAGAATTCAAACTCTATTCCGACAAGAGAGTCTTGTAAAATGTCTTCTTTACCTTTATGTTTTGTAATTTGATATGTTAGCATGCAATATTAAATAATTATTTATTTATATATCACATTTATTTATTACCTAACTTATTCCTTAGGCAATTTTAAGAATATTTTTTTAGTATCTTCTTCAATTTTTGTAATTAATACCTTAATACTTTGTTTAGGCTTATATGTTTTTATTTTGTCTTCACCTATTTCACTAACATGTAATAGCCCTACAACACCAGCTTCTAATTCAACAAATAACCCATAATCTTTACAAGTCTTTATAGTAGCATCAACCTCAGAAGGTACTTTATATTTTTTATTAATTTCTAACCATGGATTCATTTCCACATCATCTCTTTGAGTTAATGTAATTTTAGAGTTTGAAATAATATCTTTAACCTTAAATTTAATTTCTTCACCTGGTTGAATTTCTCTTTTCTTGTGTCTAACTAAAGTGTCTCCATCTAAATCATTTACATGAATCATTCCAGTTAAACATCTTGAAAATTCACAAAAAACACCATATTTAGCAGAGCCTGTTACAGTTCCAACTATTTCTTCCATTAAATCTTCTTTAAGATTTTCAATAGCATCTGGAATTAATGTTTTAAGATAGGCTCTATGAGAAACAACCATTGTTCTTCTTTCTTTAGAAAAACTAACAGGCACAACATATATTTCTTCACCAACAACGCTTTCAAAATCATGAAGCTTATTAATACCAGCTAAACTACCTGGCATAAAACAGTCAATACCATTAACGCTAATCATATAACCAGCATCTTCTAACATTCTTTTAACCTTTCCTACCCAAGCAGTACTCTGATCTTCAATAGCTTCTAACATTTCTTGGAAAGTAGCTCTCTTAGTTCCTTCACTAACACTACCCATTATTGGCTTTTTATCATCATTTAACGGAGAAGTAATTATTACACTTACCTCTTCGCCAGGTTGAATGTTTTTGAATTCGCCTTCTTCTTTAGCAAGATTTACATAAACTAACTGTCTATAACCAATGTCTATGCTAGCGGTTTCTTCAGTAATTGCAAACACTCTACCCTTATACGCAGATCCATATTTAATATGAGTAATAATATCATTTTCTTCAATATGGCCTACCATCCTATTATACATGTCTTGAGCATATGGCTCTCTACTGTATACTTTATGTTTATCACTTACTACTTTTATGTGTGGATTTGGGGTTCTTAAAACTTTTGGACATGTTGACTCATATCCATCCCAATCGAAATTGCCATCTTTATCAAAAAAGTCAGCATTTTGTTTTTCTATCATTTTTTATTTTTTTAAAGGTTAAAACTTATGAATTATATATCTAATTAATTATTCTATTTTAACTGCACCTGGTTGAATATCAGTTCCAGATTTAGCAGCAGCCGGCTGAAATGTTATAGTGGTTCCAGTTACTACCTCATCTAATGTTGCTCCAGGATGTACTGTTATTGTAATATCTGCTTTTTTAATCTGTTCATTAATTTCATGGGCTAAATCTGCAACAATATCTTTTTCTAACCAGTCTATTATATTTTTAGAAATTTCTGCTGACATTTGTCTTGAGAACTCTCTCCACATTTCTTTTTTAACCTTATTCATATCTTCCCCAGGTGCAGGTCTATTTGCAAGTACATGATCATCTACGCTTTTTAATGCACTGTATATACCTCCAATTGGAGTTATTAATTGATCAGCCTCATATTCTATTTTAGTATCAGTTGGTGAAAACTCATCTCTTCTAATATTTAATGGATTTCCTCCTTCTAATCTTTCTCTAAGCAGTCCTCTTTTTACAATACTTCCGAATACTGTTTTTAATTTATTTTCTAATACGTCGTCTTCTAATGCCATTTTATTCTGTTTTACTAATTTTACTTAATTCTGTTCCTGATAGAGGTACGGTCGGTGGTGTTGTAGGAAGTCCTAGATTTCCAAGGTGTGTATGTGTATTAAATAACGCTTGAAAAGTATTTCCTTTAATTACTTGTTCAAGTGCTATTTCACCAAGCTCAACCTTTGGACTATTAACATGAACTTTTTTACCTTTAACTTCTACGTCTCCATCTGTAAATACTTCAACCTTACCTTCTTGATCGGTGTGGATATGTATTTCACCGGTTTGTTTTACATTTATAAAAGGCTCTGTTTTAATTCCATCACCCATTGAAACTATTAAACCTTCATTTGGTTCATAATAGATTCTAAATTTATTATCAACATCATATACAATTGATTGTGCTTTAACAGCTTCCTCAGCACCTAATGCTTCTAATATTTCTGTTTTAAATGTATTTCTATCATTGCTGTTAATTGTATAAGTATATTCAGGGTGGTAAATGTCTCCATTATCAAATTTAACAGAAACAATATCTCCTAACTTTGGGGTAGAGTAAGTTCCTATCATATTACTATTAGAAGATGTTGCCCATGGAATAGATTCAGTTGGTATTTTATCAAACTTACCATATACCATTACTCTACATCTACCCTCAAGTAAAGGGTCAGCAGTATCAACAACCTTTCCCAACCAATGAGTGTCCCTTAAATTATCTTTATATAATTCTTCAGCCTTCATATATTATATATTCTGTTAATCTTCTGACCAATTTCTTAGAGTTTCTTCTATTTCTACTCTATAGTTTAAATAAAATTGAATGTCTTCAGGAGACTCCATGACTTCTCCGCACACGATTCTTTTAGCAAAATTTATTATTTTAAGTCTGTGTTCAGGATTCATATCTAACGTACATTTCCTAGGTTAGCATCATTCTCACTACTTCTTTGAGGATATATGTTATCAGAATTAAGTGAAGATTCTTCAGTAGTTTCTGGAAAGACATTATCTGATCTAAGCGGAGATTTTTCTGGAGTATCATTAAATATTTTAGTACTTTTTAATGCAACTTCAGGGTTAGTTGCTGGGAAAAGATTATCATTAATATCTGCACCTACTCCTCCTAATTCTCTTTGATCGTCTCTTCCTAACAGTGGTTTAATAGCATTTATAGAACCTGAATTAAAGACATCTTGTAGGTTTGATAGAGTATTTGCACCATATACGTTACCTAAAAGAAGTCTGCCTTTTAAATTATCTAAAGTTCTTTCAGCTGCTCCAATCGCTGCATTACCTAATTGATTTCCTGCGTCAACTGCTGCTGCAAGACCTTTAGTTGCAAGATCATTTAAAATATCATTGTCAAATGTACTTAATGGATCTGCGTCTTTATAATTAAAGGCGTTTAAATATTCTACTTCAGATATACTTGCACCTTGATAATAAAAACACATTTTATGTTTTACAGGGGTAGATATGTCAACATTGCTTATTTCACTAAACATTTTACTACCATTATCCCAATCAAATTTACAATTATCTAAACGTGTAACAAATCTTGGACCCATACCCTTAGCTTTCCAATCTAAGAGATCTGAGTCTAATCTATCTTGTACGGCTTTATAACCATCAGCTGCTGAAATATTAGTTAATTGATCTAACGCTTCTTTTCTTTCCTTTCCACTCATTCCTTTTAATTTTTTAACCTGATCTACATTTGAATCAGCTCCAATAAATGGTACAAAGTTTCTTATTTCTTGCACATGCACATAAACCCTAAATTTTCTTAAATTACCTGGTAAAACTTCGACATATCTATTAGTGTCTATAACACAGCTTCTATATAAATCAAATATACCTGAAATTGTAAAATCAAGAGTGTCTAAACAATCTATTTCTATTTTAGCATCTGCATAACCATAAGGGTCTTTCATTGCACCGTAAGAGTGTGCGGATTCTAGGCCTGTAATACTTTGCCAAAACCATGGCATTTCTAAATTAATCTTTTTTAAATACTTTACAAACTGTTCTAGTTTTTTAGCTCTAGCCTCATCTCCATAAACGTCTCTTAAAAAGGCAGCAGCTTTACCATTAAACAACGGAGAGCCAGAACCAGTCCAATCGAATATTAAGAAAAAACTTAAAAAAGTTGGCTCATCATAAGGGTGTCCTCCTCTAGCTTTTGTAAATCTGTTTTTATTTCCTTTTAACATTCTATAAATTATTTGCTCTTGTTGGCCATTCTCTTCTTAATAGAGTTAATCTCTGCGTTAGGGCTTGATCACCATCTGAGTATATATATTCTATTCCACCTACGATATAATGCCCAGTAATAAAATCGTCTTGTTTAACTGGAGCTTCTTCAGCTTCTACTTCGTTTTTACTATCAAATGCCTTGTCATCTACCTTTACTCCTTTTTTCTTTAGTTTTTCCTCTTTAGCAGCAATGACTTGAGACTTTCTTTCCTCATAAATATACATCATTACTGGTATTTTTTGACACATATAAATACTTGGGTTAAAGCTATCAAGTTCTACAATAAGTTTCATCTTTTCAAGTTCTTGTAAATTTTGCCAATTATTTAATATAGAGTATTTTCTATTTAAATGTACATTTCCTTCTAATGCATAGTCTTGCATTCTACCTACCCATTTATATTTTGAATGATTATCATATTCACTTTCTCCTCTTCTACCCTTTAATGGCTCTTCAACATCTCTAATGTTTTTACTAGTAAAAGATTCTACATCAAACTCTATAAGTCTTTCAGCATCCCATTGATTTGGATTGCTTTCTTCTAATCCATCCCACATCTGTAATACTCGCCTATAACCATTTAATAATGATATTTTACTTGAATTATTTTTTAATGCAAATTGAGATATTTTAAGATTAGTTTTATCAAATTGTAGATTATTAGTTAAAAATAGTTTTGTTTTTATATCATCTTCATTTTCACTATTAGCATCTTCACTATAGCTTTTAGAAAGAGATGTAAAGTTTTCTTGCATACTTTCAATACTTACATTTTCAGAATTAAAAATACGATTCATCTCTACAAAGTTTAAATTATAATATTGATCTATGTAAAAAGTTTGAAAGCTTTCTTCATTGATGTATGAAGAATTAACAACATCTCCTATATATGTTAAAGAAGTATCATAAGGTTGAATTCTATTTTGACTATCTGTTGTGGCATCGACGTTTGTTGCTAAGCCAAGTTTTAATTTAGATGCTATTTCTTCAAGATGGCCTAAACTTGTATTTTCACTAAAAAATACACAATCCTCGCTAAATAACCCAGGTACTTTACAATTACCTGAAAAACTATATTCTTTTTCACTGCTAGGTAACCCTATTGTCGGCGATATTATTGATGTAATATTAAAATCCATATGGATACTTTTAAAGGTATCCTGATTTTTAGAATTAATATAGGCTGTAATTACATCACCGTCTCTTGGGTATTGATCTATATCAAAGAAACCTTGGCTATCTTTTACTGTAATTGAAATTGTAGGATATTTTTTATTAATCCCAACTGTTAATTTAAATGATAATATGTCTGACTCTTCAAATAAATAACCGTTAATTATAATTCTAGGAACGTTTGCACCAAAGCCTTTAGTTGTTTTATCTCCACCATCTCCTTCATTTCCACCTTCTAACTCAACGTCAGTAGGCCTAATTGTAGGCTCTATTACAGACAATATATTATTATTTAACTCCATATATTATTTATCCTGATTATTTTCCTTCGTATTTAGAAAATGTAACAGTTTGAGTTGTTTCAGAAGAGCCATCTGGTTTTACAATAGTTTTAGTAACTGTTTTAGTTACCTTATCACCTTCAATCTGTTCAGACTGATTTACAGATTGATTTCCTATTTTATTACCATCTTCATCAACTGCCTCTGACATGTTAGTTGAAAAATTAGAAGATGAAACAACATCAGATCCTATTACTGTACCGTCAAACGTAGTTGCTAATTTAACAGTGCCTGAACTGCCTGCAATGTCTGTAACTACCTTTGAACTTATTCCACTGTTTTCTATTTTAGCAATTTCAGCATCTGTTAATTGTTCTGATTTATTACTTTGTAATTTCTTCACAATAGAATCTGCAATTGACTGCTCTTCTACTTTAGATATTTTAGTTTCGCTTTTCTTAGCTGAAAAATTAGATTCAGGAGTTCCAACACCCATGCCCATTTTTGTAGTTGTAGTACCGTCTGGGTTTTTAGTTATTTCAGAATTGCTAAATCCAGATTTTAACATGTTAGGTGGAAGAACCTCTTTAATTTTATATTTCTTTTTAAGGAAGTCAAGCCTTCTTTGATCTTTCTTAGTTAATTTTTTACCACCTACAAAGGATTGTCTAACTATATTATCAATTGCTCCTTCAGGTCTTTCTAATTTTACAATTAAAGAATTTTCAACTGGTATTTTTAAGATGTCTCCTTCATTAATTGAAAATGGATCAGATATACCATTAAATTTTAGAATGTATTCAACGTCAGGTCCATCATCGGAACCGTATTGGTCTAACGCAATGAGATCAATTCTACCAGCATCTTCTGCTCTAACCTCGTACTCTGTAAATGGTACCTCTTCTTTATCTTTAAAAATAAAGGTAGGTTGTGCTAATATTAATTTGCCACCCTCTACTATTTTATCTATAACTGTTTTAAAATTCATTATCCATTTGCATATTTTGCAGCCTTGTTAAAGAAGGCTTTTGCTGAAGCATTTTGTCCATTATCTTTATTACCATAAGCACTTACGTCAAATGATTCAGTAGGATCTATTACTCCTTTTTCTGGTAAATATAATCTACCTTTACCAGCATTAAACATTGATTCAATATCTGATTTATCTCTTGGTCTATTCGGTTGCAATTGAACTGTTACTTTTAGTTTTGTTGGAAAGTCTTCATAACCTAAAGGCCCGTCAAATTGAAAGTCAGTTTTAGTACAACCTAAATTTCCAATAACAGCAATAGGATTTAATGGATTTCCAACTGTTAAATGCCATTGTCCAGTAGATTCACCAGTTAAAAATGCTTGAGCAATTTGTCCACCTTGTGGTCCACCAAATAAATCCATTAAACCACCTCCTAGAACATTATTTAAAGCCTTACTATCTCCCATTTTAGATAAATCATCCATAATATTACCAAAGCCCTTTCCAATGTCTTTCATTATACTACCAAAAAATCCTTTATAATCTCCTTTTTTCAATAGTCCAATATTTCCAAAAGGTTTTCCAATATGTTTACCGCCTCCTGTATATCTTAAACCGCCTCCCCAAAAAGGAGCATTGTTATAAGTTAATAATAATAAATTAGCAAGTACATCTAAGAATGCAACCTTAGGACTTGTATTTGGAATGCCTTTTAAATTATATTCAAAAACTATACTAAAGCTTTGATCAAATGTTAAGCCACTATCTCTAACTTGCATACTTTTAATAACATTAAGCGGGGCAAATGTATGATTAGGATATGTTTGTTTCAAAGGATCCCAATTGTCTCCTTGTGCAAGTCTTCTTTTTGTTTGTGCAGCACTCTCTCCTGCTAAACCCCCTTGAATTTGTTGAGATTTTGGAAGTCCATCTAAAAAACCACCTACAAACCCTTTATCTCTAGGCTTTGAATTTATTTCTTGAAGATTAGCATCTGCTTGTTTCCAATTAAAACCAACACTAAATTTTAATATATCATTTAAATTATTACCAGCGCTTTCACCCATCCATGTTACAGCCTGTGCAAGGGCAGGTTGAATATTTGCTATTTCAGCTTGTTCTTTAGCACTGTAAACCATTGGGTTTATGATATTATCTTCAGCTGGAAAAGGAAACCTTCTTAAAGTTAACATATAATTATTAGGTATTTTACCATACCATCTAGAAAAAACAAAGTCTTTATAGTTATATGTGTAACTAGCAGATTTATTACATTTTTCAATTAAAACATTTGCAGTTGGATTTAAATATTGATTATTAGTTCCTCTACTATCACCTAACACCGCCTTGTTATAGTCAGTACTATTTCCTTCACCTCTATATTTTAATAAAGACCAAGTGTTTTGTTTACTTCTTACTGCGGCTTCGCCGGCTATATTTTCTTTACCATCTTTACCCTTATATCTGGCAGATGTAGTTTTATCAGTGTATAATCCTTTATCGCTCTTAACGTCTATATCACTATTACCTTGTGCTGAAAATAAAGCACCTAAAGCACTTAACTGTGATTCTAAATTAGAATCAGATGGATTGTTTTTAGCACCTGATATTTTACCACTAAAATTTTCATTAAAACCAGTTTCTAAATTCTTGTAAACAAAATCACCAGTATCGGTAACTGCTTCATATGCATAATTGGCTGCGGATTGTCCAGCCTGTAAAGCTGCTAATAAAATTGGCATAAAATACTTTATTTTTATTTATATATCACTTAAAGTTTAGACGTGTTTGTCTAAATCTCTAATATCGGTGGATGCAAGAAAATCATTCCACCATTTATCTGATTGAGGTGATCGTTCACCAAAGAACTTTTTAAGTGCTCTCTTGAACATATCTTTAGTATGATAATAAAATCTACCATATCTGTATTCTTTCCTTCTAGTCATCTCGTATAGCTCTCTCAGATTCTTTTGTATCATAAACGTTTGTATCTTATTAAAGAAGTCAACTTGTTCTTTTCTTGTTCTACAGCAATAAACACTATCAACTACAATTAAGTAGCCTTCCCAATTATCACCATTAAAAACTTTCTGTACAAACTCATCTGTTGTTTTATAACTTGTTCTTGTAAATTTCCATCTGCTATCTTTACCATCAAAGTTTCGGATAGTTCGGCCTTTAAATAAATATCGCTTTAAGAACGCAATATCATCATACATTTTATCTACTTTAATTTGATATTGAGGATTGTACTCATCAAATTTAGTATCATAAATCGTGCCTCTAACTGGAAATAAAATATTTGGATTTGTTGTTGAATGTATTAGAGCATGGATTCTTTCACCTTTTGAAAATATCTTATGTCTTATCATTGTCTACAATTCTAACGTTATCGAATTTACTCAATACTTTAGGATCTAATTTATCTTCTCTATTAATAACTACTAAGTCAAATTCTACTCCATCAGCAATTTCATTAATAAAGTTTTTAAAATTTAGTACATTTTCTTGATTTAAGTTTTTAAGAAGATATGTAACTTTTGCAGTTTGATCTTCTTCAACTTCTTCTTCTACTCTCCTGTTTTTATTAACAAGATTTCGTATTAATTTTTGTATATGCAAAGCAACTAAAGTTTCAGATGGAGTATTTCCATAAGGATCACTCTTAGAAAGTCTATCTCCAATTTCATTATAAGAAATTATTTGGTTTTTAAACTTGTCATATTCTTCTGACTTTTTAGTTTCTCTTGCAAATCTATTAAAATCAGTTTTAGTTTTACACCATATACATTCTACCTTAAGATTCATATTTTTTAAGTTCTTTTTTATACTTCTCTAATAGCCTTTCAGCTCCCATAATACTTGTCTCTAATTCTTTCTTTGTCATTAGTGACATGTCTTTTGGTTTTTTATAGAGATTTATATTGAGTCTTTTTTGGTCATTTATATTTCCAATACTTAACCCAATATCTAAACAAAGATCTTTTAAAAATTTTATTTTATTTTCATAATCTGGATCTTCATCAAAGACATAGAGGGTTTTGGTGACATTTATTTCACCGTTTCCATTGTAGTTATCGTCTTCAATAATTTTAACTACACCATTGTCAGCTATATCTAATACTACCGTTATCATTTATTAACACGCTTAGCTTTTAAAGCTTCTGCTTCTTTAGTTAATCTTTTAGCATCTTTTTTATCTTGTTGATAATTATCTTTATCTTTAACTGCTCTAAGCATCCAAGCCTCTGCTAATTTTTCAATTTCTTTACCTTCCCATCCAGTAACTTCAAGATTCTTCTTATATTCAGCAAGCTTATGTTCCATTTCTTCATGGTATTTTCTTTCATTAGCTTCAACCATTGCTTTATGTTTTTCCTTACCTTCTCTACTAAGTTGTTCTGTAATTTGATTTCTTACTGGATCATTAAATTGCCTAGAGCTCTTGTTTTTAAGAATTCCCATAGACTTATATGCATTTCTTCTTTGTTGCCTATTCATAGTATTGATTTTGAATAAAAGTTTCTACTTCTTTGTTTAATTGTTGTTCTAGATTATTTATCTGTTTTTTTACAAGCTTCACTAGACCCTCTTTTAATTCTTCTTCTTCCATGTCCATTTGCAAAGCTTTAAAAATAGTTTTTCCAGGTATATTAACACCTACACTAATATCAAAATTAGTTTTATTCTTTTTACTTAGCTTTTCTAAAATACCAACTACTATACCATCTTCAGTGTTTGTTTTTGTTTCTACCTCAGGTTTTTTAGTTACCCACTTCATTCCCTTCCACTCTGTTCCTTCTAAATCTTGATTGTCTAATTTATTTGGATCTTCAACACCTGCCTGTGCAACTCCACCGACTGGACTTAATATTTTTGCAATACCTTCAGCTTCTTCCATTGAAGTAGCTTGACTTAAAAATTCACTTGTTAGTTTTGGATTAATTCTACTACCATCTGTAAAGTATAGCCAACCGTCTTTAATTTCTTTTTCAATAACAATTTTACCTATTCTTTCAGACTTTTGCCAAACATAGATATTGGCAGTTTTTTCTTCTGACATATTTTTGGTTTTTATATTATATTCCTTTTTACGGAAAAGTTTATTAAATAATCCCATGGAATATAGTAATTGGAAATTATTGCTTTATAGTTCTTCTCTTATTATAACCTTTATATAGAATTTGATTTACAATGTTTACACTTTCAGAACAGCCTTGTAAACTACCATATTTTCTGTATCTTTTAAAGATTGCGGTTTCTCCTTGCTCTTCTATTAATCTTTTTAATTCTTCTGGTTCTGGTAGTTGTGTTCTAATATATGTCATTTTATCGTTTTTATTCTATTTTTAAAGTTATCTGGAAAGTATTCTAATTTATTTATCAGATTTCCAAAGCATGCATCCAAGATATAAGTCACTGCCCAATCTTCTTTGTTTCTAATACTTCTACCTGCACCTTGTTGGATTGTTATTCCAGTTTTCCAATCATACCAACCTGGTGATTTCTTTATTTTAGCACTTGTTAATGGATCTCCTAATGAAGGATACGGTACTTTAAAAAATATTTGAAACCTACAAGTGTCATCTTTAAAATCTAAACCTTCAAGAATTGATGGACCCATAATAACTCCATTCATTGTATTCTTAAATTTAACTAATGCTTCTTTCTTTTCACTACTCTTATTGTACTCAATGATCCTCTTAATGTGTGAGGTGTGTCCTTTAATATATTGACTAAATTCATAACTTCCTGTGTGAATAAGCCCTCTGTGTCCTTTATGTTTCTCTAAAATTTGATCTAACATTTTGATAGCTTCAGGTAAACTTTTATGCTTATGTTGCATTGACATCTTCCATCGGTCAACAAATACAATTGGAGACTTTTCATATGTAAATCCATTAGATAGTCTAATAAATTTAGCATTGTCTATTCCCATTACTTTCATATAAGTTTTAGGTTCTCCAATAGTCGCTGACATAAATACTTTAAAGCCTGCTCTTTTGTGTAAATGCTTTTTAATTAGATGCGCCTCACTCAAACACATTAATTTAATTTCACCATCATGTAAGTTTTGATTAAAAACCATAGACTCAATGCCCGTAGTTTCTATAATTTCTAAATAGTCTTCAATTTTACAATGAGTATCTTTAAGTCCGTCAAGCTGTGAAAATGCCCGTTGCCATTTCTTTGGAAGACTTGAATTGACATCAATTCCAAACTTTTGTTTTGCTCGCTGATTTAATTCTGCTCTACCTTTTAAAATGCTCCATAAAAATCCTTTTACTTTCGCTAGTTTAATTAGAAGTTTCTCCTTATTTTCTTCTATTAGAATTTCATCCATTAGATCTCCTATAAAACTTTTAGAAACTGCTGGGACTCTAACTCCTTGTTGCATCATGAAGTCAATCAAAGTCCCTGTTTTAAAAAGGGAAAATTTTTTCAAAGAAGGAGAAAAATGTTGTTGAACAATTTCATCTACCTTGTGCGCCTCATCAAAGAAAACAAAGTCCCGTTTCTTAAAAGGAAAAAAATTATCATATGATTCTAAAATTTCATCATATCGTTCCGAGGACACATCATTAATAAGGGTATTATGTCCTTCTTTCTCCATTTGTCTTACAGCCATTCTATAATTAACATAATTTTGCTGTATCAACCAGAAACTATAATTAACAAGGGTAACTGGCGAATCGATCGCCTTTTTACGAGTGTTTAAATAGTCGCACATTCTGGCGCATTGTAACCTTTCGGCTTGGCCATAAGAGTAGCCTCTCATCTTACATTCACCTAGGCTAAACGGCAGGCCGTTCACTTCACAGTTGTAGTTGTCAATGCCTTGGATGGAGGGCCATCCTGTATTATACTGTGAGAAGTCATATTCGTATTGTTCTTGTAGTGTTTTATCCGATGTTACTATGTAGCCTTGATTGCCTAGTTCCTTGAGAATGTATGAGGACCACATTGCAATAATTGATTTACCAGTACCTGTAGGGGCATCTATAACAATTGTAGACTCAGGGTCTTCTATATATTGATTAACGATTGCTGTGATTGTTTCACGTTGGTATTGTCTAAACTTAAAGTCTTTACCAAATTTATTTTCCTGTATGGCTTGTTCTATTATCTTATTTACTTGATCCATTTATTTCTGTTGGTTCTATTCTTATTACTTCTATATTGGCTTGTTCTAATAGTTCTATACCTGACATATCTCTATAAGTTTCTGAATAATATACTCGTGATATACCAGATTGAATAATTATTTTTGAACAACTAAAACAGGGGGCTGTTGTAGTGTAGAGTTCCGCCCCGCCGCTCCCCATCGTAGATTGGGCAACTTTAGTAATAGCATTAGATTCTGCATGTAGGACTTCAGGTTTAGTAGTGTCATTTAATTCACAAGTGTTATCAAATCCTCTTGGCGTTCCATTATAGCCAAAACTTATTACTTGTTCATTTTTAACAAGAATACATCCAACTTGCCTTCTTTCAGCATAGCTTAATTTAGCAAATTGATAAGCAACTTGCATATATGTATATTCTATTGGTGTTTTTGGCATGTCTGTTTAGTTTGTATTAAAAAAGCCATCTTTATTATTATATAGATGGCTT